ACCGTTGACAAAGGATTTGTTATTACTGCGCCATTAGGCGTAGTCGTAACAGCAGGTGTTGTAGTAAGCGCGCCTGTAGTTGCAGGTGTCGTACTTACTGGTGTCGTACTTACTGGTGTCGTACTTACTGGTGTTGTACTTGCGGGTGTTGTAGAAAGCGCACCTGTGGTTGTAGACGTTGTACTTACTGGTGTTGTTGTAAGCGCACCAGTTGGTGTAGTACCTATAAGCGATCCTGTACCAAAAGTAGGCTCAATTTTTGCAGGGCCTAAAACACTATTGACATAGTTTGTTAAGCTTGTATCTTGCTCACTAGTAGTTTCGCCTGAGAATACTTGTTCAAATGTAAGATCAGTGCCGTCTGCACTTGTTGCTACAACATTGCCTGTACCGGTTAAGTTGCTAGGCAAAATGCTGCCTGTAACATCACTGCCTAAGCCTACAGAATCGCCATAAAGCATGGAGGCGCCGACCGTGACGCTATCGCCATTACTTGATGTTGCAATAGGCGTGCTAGAATCTACAGTGGATAGATCAATATTGCTATTGCCATCTAAAACTTGCTGAACAGTAACAGGGTTGCCTGAATAATCTCTACCAATTACTGCACCGGTATCAATGACAGTGCCGGGTGTGGACATTGCTGTTTGTACTGTGCCGCCAATAAAGCTTTCAAACACGCCATTAGATAAAGCCGTACTCCAGTTTGCAGTATTGGGGTTTACCGTGTAAGCAGTAATGTAGTTTTGCGCTGCACCTGCAACAAAGTTAGACAATATACCTGCTGCAGTATTGGTTGCATAACCTGCACCGACGGATGTAAGCGTCTTATCAACCAAGCTCTTCATTAAAGGCGCAACAAGTGCTTTATCAGCAATAAAGTCAGGCCCCATTTCCGCCAATGCGTTTAAGCCAGCACTAATGTATGACTTATCTTGCGCAACTTGTTTACTGTCGCCTTGCGCAATTGACTTTTGATACGTTTCTTTGCCTGATGAGCCAAAGACTTCCATGAAGGAACCAACAACGCTTGCAGTACCTTGGATTAGTCTTGCGCTACTAAGAGCTAAAGAACCACCACCTGTCATTAATGCGGCGCCAATTTGAATTGCAGTTTCAGGAAGTTCTTCAACAGCTTCTGTGCCCGCAATATCAAAGAAGCCAATAGGGTTCTTAATAATTGCTGCGCCAATAATCTTAGGCTTATCCCAAAAATCAGCAGACTCTGATTGCTTTACTGCTTGCATAATCCGATTTTTTTGCACATCAATGCCATAACCATCTTTGCTTTGTGCAAGCTCGGCAAGCTCTTGTCCGATTTTTGTGGCAGTATTACTATAGTCAAAATCACCAGTTAGTTGCGCGTATGTATTGCCAATGTTGGTAATTAAACTGCCTGCGCCTCTAATGGTAGTGCCTAGTGCTTGTGCACCCATGGCGCTTAAATTGTCTGCTGCCGATCGCTGACCGGACTCCATTAGCCTTTGTGTTTCAGCGTTTGACTCATTTGGCGCGTTGCCTAAGACTAAAGTGTTATTTAGTGCAGTAAGTCTTCTAGTTTCTGCATCGCTTTGATTGCTTGTACCTGCATCTCTCGCAGCGGTATCATTTTGCGCAGCAACTGTTTGCGATGCGTTTGTTACTGTAGACAAGTTAGTCTTGTTTAACGCGTTAATCTTAGCATCAGCTGCCGCAGCGGCCTCAGCTGCAGTGCCAGTATTATATAACTTCCCGTTCCACTCAAAGGTGGCGTTAGGGCCGAACGCTAAGCGGTTAGCAGCAAAAGCCTCATTAAACGTTAGTGGTTTAGTAGTTGTTGCGGCGTTTCGATCTATTGCGCCTTGCAAATCGCCAAACTCAGTATCAACGTATGTATTAGTATCAACAACAGGGGTAGTAACTGTGCCAAGGGCGCCTGTGCCTGATGTATCTGCAACTGTTGTACCTGCGCCACTTGTATCTGCAACCGTTGTACCGGTGCCTACTGTGCTGAGAGCGCCTGTGCCTGTACCAATGTTATTAACATTCTGAATAGCGTCAAGAGTTGCTTGTGTATTAGCATCAACACCGGTTAGTGTTACGCCGTTTCCGGCATCAGATACTACGTTATTGTTGACACTTGCTAAGACGCTAGGCGTACCTGTGCCTGTAGTAGTTGTTGCTGTGGTATCTGCAACTGTAGTGCCTGTGGTATCTGCAACTGTTGTATCTACAGTGGAATTGTCGGTAAGATTAAAGTCATCAAACGATCCGCCGGTACCAGTACCCACTGTACTAAGCGCGCCAGTACCTGTTGTGCCTGTTGTTGAACCTGCTGCATCTGCAACTGTTGCTGCTACTTCTGTGCCTGTTGTTACAGCAGTTGAGTTTTGCAGTTGGTTAATTATATTGGCTGCGTCTGTAGCTTTAAATGAGCCTGCTGCAGAATTAACAAGCGTATTAAACGCAGCAGTGGTGTTTCCGCCTGTTGTAACTAAAGTTGCCGCAGCTGCGCCAATTGCGCTATTACCTGTCTCAGCAGTAACTGTAGTGTTAACAACTGTGCCAAGAACTGTGGTTGCCAAATTAGTTATAGGCTGATTTGTTACGACGCTATTAACTACACTGGAAGCAACGTTGCTAACAATGTTGTTAACAAGTGGGTTGCTTGAAATAGGGCCTATTGCAGAATTTAAAGCGCTTGTGGCTGCCCCGCCAACTTGAGAAAGCGCTACGCCTTTAATGGCATCTTCAACCGAGGCACCACCTGCAACATTTAAACCCGCTTGCAAAATAGCAGCGCCTGTAGTTGCCGACACGCCTAACGCGTTTCCAATAATTGCGCCAGCGCCAGGGGCAATGATGTTCAACGCCATGCCAATAACTGGCATTGCAGCTTTGGCTAACCCTTGATCGCCGCCACCAGCTAATATGTGAGTGCCTAAAACTTCACCAGTTGAATACGAAATTTGCCTAACAATTGCAGGATTATTTGGGTCTACTTGTGAGTATGAGTGCAAAACTGGTGCGGCTGCAACTTGCTGCTCAATTGAAGCTTCGTCTGTATCTTCTAATACACGACCACTAGTAGGCGCAGAAGCTCTAACAGTTGTTGGCGGCGGAACGTATGCTGGGGCTGGTGCTGGTGGTGGGGTGTAAACAGGTGTAGGCGGTGCCACACTTGCAGTTTCAAAGTATGTGTTAACGGCGCTAGGCGCGTAACCAGTTGCACGTGAAATATCCGCAACTGAAATGCCATACGTGGCAGCAGCTGAGGCAATTGCTTCAGGATTGCCTATGTTTGCTGCAACAAAGTCCGCAATTTGTTCGTCTGAAAATCGTGCCATATTTAGCTCGTTGCTGGGTTAACTGCGTTGACAAGCTGCTCAGCCCACTCTTGCCAATCATCATATTGATACGGTCCGGGGATACCTTCATTGCTAAACACATCGATAGCTTTCAAGCCTGCACCCCACTCTTTCCAGTCAGTATTAGCATCTGGAATTGATAGCTGTTGTGCCGAGTATAACTCAACCATAAGGCAAGCCCATGACTCAAAGGTGTGATACCTAGGGTCATAAACCTGTGCAACGTTAAGTAGATTAGCCATAAGGTCTTGAATCTCCAACATCAGCATCCAATAAGACCTTGCCTACTTGGTAGTTACCACCTGCCACATTGGATACAAACTTTAATCGCAACTCACGACGTTGCTCACGCATGTCAATCTTACCTGTGCTAGGTCCAAACGTATAGGGGCCTGTTGTCTCATCAGCAATCTGCGCAAATGGTCGACCTGTAATATATAGATCCATGTCACCAGATTGAATAAAGTCAGGCTCTACACGCTCTAGTCTTAACCATCTATTCTCACCAATAGGACTAGGCTGCGAAGGCCCGCCTGCAACCAATCCTAGATCACTAGTTTCAAAGTATGACTCAATGGCTGTGGAAAGCGCCCCACTAACTTTATCAGTGCCAATCTCATTTTGGTACAACGACACAAAGCTCATTAGTGTGTTAACTGTTAAAACAAAGCCTGCTCCACCTGCAATCACTGCAGATAAAGTATTACCAACCGCGTAGTTAATTCCATGCCCGTTAATCACAACTGATGTAACAACGTTGCCAGCCACAGTAATATTAGCCGTAGCACCAGTACCGGCGCCACCTGTTAGTGGCGTGTTGTTATACGTACCATTGGTATAACCAGATCCTGCATTGGTAATAGTGGCAGTTAAGATACCGCCGGTTGCATTGACGTTCCAGTCAGATGAAACTGGAAACTGGAAGATTTGAGAGAAGAAGCCTGCAGATCGCTGTGCCCCTACAGCAAAACCTGCGTCATACCATACGTTTTCACGTGTGTTGTAGATAACAGCGTTATTGCATTCTGTGGCATTGCCTGATGGGTAAAACCACCAGATCTCACCAAAACGTGGAACTTTAGTTACCCAAACTTTTTCGCGTTGAGCGTAGTTTAAGTTGTCAAAAAAGTAATTTTGATTAAAGTTATTAGGAATCTCTTTTACAACACCGTTATAAAGCAAGAACCTATCAACGCCGCACCAGTAATACACGCCGTCGTACTCAATCACCGACTGGCTTGAAAGAATAGATGACTGGCTAGAGATTAAGTCATACCGCCAAAACTGTGGAGGCGTGCCTGCGCCGCCAATATAAGATACTCGAATTAAAGAATCCAAGCTCCAAAAGAGGCCCGATGGTGCATTTGATCCACCACGTACAGGTAATCCTTGGACAATCTTGCCGGTGGCCACTGAGACCTCGTTGGCATCAGCAGATACCCAATCATTTACATTTCCAGCCGAGCAGTTCTTAATTAGGCCATCATTGCCATAAACAAACACGTAAGGGTGCAAAGTAACTACACCACCAGACACTGAGACTTGATTGTCAAATGTCAGCGTAATGCTAGAGCCGTTGGCTGTTGCAGGTGCTGAAATAATTAACGTGGTGGATGCAATCGATACTACAGTAGCGCCAGCCGGTATGCCTGTGCCTGTTACCAACTGACCTGCTCCAATTTGCGTATTGACAGCAGACATTGTAATAGAGGCTGATCCACTAGTAATAGTGGCAGCAACTGCTGTAAATACACCAATAGGCGACAAACTTGTGCCTGTAATTGACCCGCCAAGAACAGGTGTATTAGTATTATTGTCAATCAGCGTAAGGTTTTGCCCTGGGTGTGCAAGTAATAAGTTATTGCCCGATCCCGTGCCATCAAAAAATGCATCAAATTGCCAAAGGTTATTGGCGTTGGCCGTAAACCCTGTCAAAGTCATATCAGTAATGCCTGAGCCAATACCACTATTGCTAATTGGCAGCACTTGCAACCCGCCTGAATAGCCATTAAAAACGTTGTTAAAGCTTTGTTGCGGGTTCAAATAAATGCCACGACTTGGGCCTGCCAAGTCATTTACAATCTCTCTGTAACCACCCATCTTACGTGGGCGACCGCGCTGAAACCTTACCCAGCGGCCGTCAGTATAAGCGTCGGCATCAAAAGTAGTGCCGTCACGCTGAATTCCAGGCTTTGTATCTAAGGCAAAAACCTTTTTAGTCATGTAAAGGTGCCTCCAGCAATGCCGGTGGTAAATACACCAGAGCCTGTAACCGTTACGCCTGTAGCAGTTGCTTTAAGCCTTTGTGTGCCAAGCACTGAAATTCCAAACTCACCTGCTGCAGGTCGGTATACACCAGTGCTTGTTTCTGCAGCAAAGTTAAGTGAGGGAGTGCCTACGCTGCCATCCAATAAACTTACGGTTGACGCGCCGGCTTGTGTTGTATTGGCATTTAAAAAGTTAACGCCATCACAAATCAGTGTAGCTTGCTGTCCCGGTGGAATAGTTGCTGAAAAGCCTAACCCTGTAGTAACAGTAAGACCAAAGCCGTTGTCTGTTGTTTGGTTTGAAATAACATACAAATTAACAATAGGCGGGAATGTTACGGTTACATTGCTGACTAGACTGCCAACATACTCCTGAATGTTATTTGCCGCCTCGTTATTGGTTAGCAAAACCGCGCCACCGGTAACACTCTTAGTTAAAGCGGTAAACACGAAAGATGTACTTACGCCATAGCCAATGGTGACATAAGCTGTGCCTGTGCAAACAATAAACGCAGACTCGGTTGGATTAAATGTCTTAGTGCTATTGCCATCAATCAACTCAGCACCGGTGCAAGAGATTGTGAATGACCCTGTGCCGTTATTCTTAAACAGTGTAAACCAGTTATTACCTAGTGTAGCTGCGGCCGGTAGTGTTGCAGTTCCTGCACCGCCACTCCATACTCTGGTTTGTGCTCTATCTGCAGCTGCAAATGTAGTGCCTGTCGTAATTGCTGCTGACGGATGGCTTTGATTCAGTGTTGCGCCACTTGCAACTAATCCATAACCTGCCAAAGTAGCCGCATCAGCACCAGATGTTCCAACACCAAAGGCAATTACACCCCAAGTGCCTTGACTGGTTGAATTAGTTGTTATATAGATATACTTGGATTCTCCAGCAGACACTGAGACGATGGTATTTGTGCCTGCATAATCCTTAACGGTGAAAGTATTGGCGCCAATGTTGCGAATTAACGCGTCATTGCCAACAGATGTTTGATCCGCAGGCGGCATGTACATGCTTAAACCCGCAGTACTTGCAGTCACCTGCATAATACGAGCAGCGTAGTCAGCGTTGGTCGTGCTGTTGGAAGGCCAGTTTAGTTGCGTGTTGGCAGCTAGCGTGACGGCGCGAAAGCTAACATCCGTTGGCTGGATAACATCACCGGTGAATGGGCTTACATAGCTCATGAATCCACCGCTACGGCTTGACGATCAGCAATGCGAAGCTTATCTTCAGCCATCAATGTTTGCATGATCAAATCGTAATTTTGCTGCCACATTGGCATACGCTCATCGTTCTTAAGGAACGGCATGGCCTGCATGAGGGACCCGTAGAGCAAAGCTTGTGGCGCGTAAATAGTAAACCAATTGGTTTGGTTTGATGAATCCAGAGGCTGTACTCGTTCATAATAGAGTACCTCAAACGCGTAGTTTGCATTTGGCGTTGGCGCTATCAACCAATTGGAGTAGTCATAGTCGCAATAATACAAAGGCACATCGGTGGCAGTTGAATCTGGCCAATAATTGCGAAGGTACTCATATTTACGAAGCAGCACAGGCTGACGTTCACCGCTTACCGTTACGTTCATGGAAACAGTCTTATGCCAACGTGCGGGCTTGGCAATGACGCCATTGCCTAATACCATTGTGCTTGTGTTGACCGTTAAGTTACCAAGGAACTTAATCTGGCTAGCAATGATCTGCTCCGCCAACATAATGAAGAGCGGAATCTTCGCAATGGTGGCGGCGTCAGTACGCTCCAGATAAGACTGGATGTTCTCCACTAGGGAGTCGTAGGTCATTACTGCGGCAGTTGCCATGCTTACTTGCTCCGCTTCCTAGCCATAGCCATATTGTCAACCAAATTAGGGTAGGGTCGGCCTGCTGCTTTGGCTCTTGCTTTTGCTGCAGACTTTTTCTGCGGCGTAAGAGGCTTAGGCTTACCTAAAGATTTTGGCCGTTGTTTTTCCCAAACAGGCTTACTTGATGCCATTTTAATCACCTCTTAAAAATAAAGATATAGAATTTTCATGATAAAAACAATGCCTTTTCGGCTTTTCTACGCTTAACAAGACCCGGCAATTCCTTGCCACCGCCTCTTGTCCATTGCATAAAAGCGTCTGCTGCAGCTTCCCATTCACGTCTATTAGTTTTCATCCTAATAGTAGACCGCTGAAAATTGCCCAATCCAGCGTTAAAGGAAAAACTGACGCACGCATCGAAAGCCCCTTGACGATCAAGTACAACGGGAGCAAGTCTAAGAACACCACGTTCAAAACTAGCGACGTCATCTGCGAATAGTTTCTCGATCTCTTCTTTAGTCCAGACACGATTGTCCTCCGGTTTCAGTGGCATTTCTTTACGAATCATTGCTGTATTTTTTCCTTCTACCCTGACGACAGGCAAGCGGATTTGATCTTGGTACAGCACATGGCCGTAACCAATCGTCCAAATATGGGCTGGGCAAAGGTACGGCTTAGTTCTGTACCCTTCATATTGATGCATTAAAGTAGCACCAGCCTCACTTAATTTCATTTCTTGCTCCAGCTACGTGAGCCAAACCAGAAACCAATGATGCCCCCAAGCATGGCCATCTCATCTGTGGAGAAGATAATGTCAGAAACACGAATCAAGTCTTCCATACTCAGTACAAGCCGTGGGTTGCTGTAGACGTAATAGGCAATCCAAGCATTAATAGCGCATAGTTCAAGCACAAAGATGTAAGTGACCATCGGGCGCACAGTGCCTACAAAGTTGACCACCCAGCGGCTGGCTTCTTCCATGATCTTCTTGTCGTGGTCATAGGCGGCAACAGTCATCTCTGCGTCTGTCTGCATGGCGATCTGATCAGTTCTGATCTCTTCCATACGCTCTTGAGCCGCAAAGCCTTGCGCCATCATCTGTAGCTGTAGTTCTACTTGGACACGGGCAAGAGCCAATTCATGCTTTTGGTCTGCCTTGTTTTGGAAGAAGTCCAGTAGTTTGGGTAAGCCCGATATGAGCAAACCGCCAAGTGTTGAGAATAGAGATAGCATTACAGTCCAATCATTCCAAGTAGTTTATCGACAATCTTTCCCGCCAACTCATCTGGCAGAAACCGAAGCAGTCCAAGCACCCACCATGCAATGCATAACCGCACAAAGACTTTAAGGAAAAGGTCAAATTGCTTTTGGTACTCATTCACCGACCACACCTTGATCTAGCACACAGATCAGAGACTTCATTAATACCCCAACCAACAGCACCAATAAACATCACAATAATAACAATGGCAGCCGCCCATTGCATCTGTTCGGCTTCAGCCTCTTTGCGCCTTTTTTCTTCAGCGTGTAAGGCCGCCATCTCTTTGGCATCATCCCTGTCCATTTCAGCTTGACGGGCTTTGGTTGCATTCCATACATCTATGCGCCCAGCTTGCATAAAAAGCATCTTTAACTGCTCTTCAAACCGCTTGGCTTCATCCAAAGCCATCTCAATTTGCAGGGCCGCACCAAGGTTAGACTTACCCCCTGTACGCTTGGCATGAAGCATGGCTTTTGTAGCGGTGCTCTTTGCATCAAAAAGCTTGGCTATTGACGGAGTTAGACCTGCCAGATCACTAGCGACTTTACTAGCTTTTTTAACGACACTGATTGCAGTTTGCAATCCTTCTAGCGCCGTGATCGGATCAATCATTTCCGTACAACCTTTTCCCACTGTAGGCAAACAACTTTGCGGTTATAAACATCACCCGTCCATGCCCACCGCACACAGCGATATTCAGTCTTCCTGTCTTGGCTGGCGGCTCCCGGTAGAAACACCAAAAAGAGCATCAACAGCCAACGCATTTACCACGCCCAGCTCCATGCAATTATGTAAGTGCCATAGATAACGAAGGCCACTATACAGGCTGCGGCAACAAATGCTTCAGCCCAGTCCCACATGCTAGCCCGCCGTTAAGTCGGGTTCAGTTACCGCAGGTGGTTTAGCGGCTTCTTGAATCGCTTGGATCAAGCCGTACACCTCTTGGTAAGGGCGTGTTCCAAGATAACCAAGCACTTGGTTTACGACTTCAATGTCTAGGTGTAACTTCATGCTGTTGGCTCCGTAGGTGTTTCGTCAACTGGTGTTTCTTCCACAACAGGCGTTACCACTGGCACGGCAACTGGGTACAGATCAGCAGTACGAGCTGCCAACATTAAGTCAGCGGCGCGATATGCGTCTTCAGCGGTGATCGTTGCTTGAGCACCTGAAGAGTACACGCCAGTCATAATCGCTGTAGCAAAGTAATCTCGAACTGAAATGCCTGATTCGTTACCGATTGGGTTGGCTGGGCCACCGTCGTAAATAGTAGTCATCATTTATCCTTTAATCAATTTCAACAATAGATGCCGTCACTGTTGCGGAGTATAAAAAATTGGCTGGTGTAGATGTTTTGCAAACGGCATTTAATCTTCCACTGTTTGGCGAGCTAACCAAATTAGTTCCATCAAGCATCCACCCGTTTGATGGGTTAACTACAGTAACACCCGCAATTGTCGTTCCAACTTGTGCGGCATTTGATCCAAGTAGCAGAGGCGTTGCTCCATTCCATATAAGACTATTTGTAAGAGTACTGGTAACATAATACACACTACCAGAATATGCAATTTTATTTGGTGGTTGTTGTATTCCAGCAAATGCATAAGCCGTACCACTGTTCCTAGCGGTTGTGTAAGTTCCATATGTAGTTATTACGTTTGTAGACGTGAAATACCCAGTATATTCGCCTACACCTTCAACGTACCCACCATACATAAACTGGTTGCCATTCACTGTTTGAACAGTCCCAACGGTGGGAACTGGCATACGCATTCCGTAAAGACTAACCGAGGGTGTCAAAGCAAAAGCAAAACCTCTGTAGTTATTCCAAACTAAGGTTGTACCGTTTGTAGCAAGTGTTTCTCCATAATACATTCCTGCTCTCTGCACATAACCCGTACCTCGGTATGAAACGTTAGCTCCGTAGTTGTTAAGGCCCCAAATAGAACCGCCAGAAGCGGTTGAACTTGAAAATACATAATCCAAATAGCTACCAACGCTTTCACTTACAACATATAAAGTTGTTCCTACGGATTTAATAGATGTAGTTGAACCAGTGAATACCTGATTGCTGGCAGTTTGTAAAGTCCATCCAGCGTTATAGTCAGTCATTCTGAATACATTGCCAGTGTCAGTTACCATGTAAAAATAACTGTCTGCGGCAGACCAAGTAACAGAAGTTGGAATTCCGTAAGTCGACACAGGCAATGCTGAGTTGTATGCAGTTCCAATATTGGTTCCACTAGTACCACCAATTGCATAGATATTAGTTGCATTTTTGCCAACTCCAATCCACTTACCAGAAACTGGGTCTGCGGCGGCGTGGCTCAAAACGAAACTAGAAATTGCGCCCCCACCTGTAGTTCCTGTTGATGTTACTGGGTCTGTACTCAATGAACAAGCATCGTTTGTGCCACTGTTTTGCATTGTCAAAAAGTAACCATTTGCCAACCCATGAACAGGGCCAACATAACTACCAGCGGAAGTTGTTGTTGTAAATGTAGAGCCGTCTGTAGACTTATATCTGGTTGTATTGCTTGATTCTCTAACCCCAATAAGTATTGGGTTAGTTCCTGCACAGCAAATTTTATAAGGAGTCGTCCCCGTTATTGATGCCACTGTTTCCCACAACAGTCCGTTGGATGAAGAAAATACGTTTGGTTGCCCTGCAATCAATTTTGTAGAGTAATATTTACTATACGCCTCAGAATACGTGGTTGTGTAAACGGTTGTAACGCTTACCCTACCCAAACTCACACCCACATAACCAAACCAAGTGGTAAGGTCTGCGCTTGCTAAAGAACCATATTGGTTTTCTACAATCCAATGTGAACCTGTCCAACCAAGGTTGTATATAGCCGCGGTACTACTTCCAATTGCTGTGGTATACGCCGTTACGTCCGTCCAAGTGCTTCCGTTAGTAGAAGAATAAATTTTCTGAGTTCCAGAGGAACTGATTAAAAAAGTAGAACCATTGGCTATTAGGCACTGAAAATTTGTAGAGGTAGCGGTGACAACAGCAGGAGCCCAAGTCACCCCATTGTCTGAGCTGTAAAAAACAGTTCCTTGACTGCTGGCTGAGTTAGCGGCTACCCAAACTGAACCATTGCATGAAAGTAAAGTAAATTGGCCAGCCATTGACAAAGCGCCTGTTCTTTGCGTCCATGTAATCGCATCGGTGCTTGTTGCTACATACGCACCAGAAGTACAAATACCAACCGCCATGTAAATGCCGTTTGCAAACACATTGGCGTAAATACTATACGTTGACCCATCAGCGGCTGTGGTAGGCGTTGCTGAAGATACAGAAGGTAAATTGTAAAGATTAGATGTTGAAGAATACGCTTTTAGCTCTTCCCCAGCCGCCATAGTAATTGGTGCTTGCAATAGATTAACATTCCGAATGCTAGTTCCGCCAGTTGCATTAACAGTAATAGGAATCTGGTCTGTGCTAATAGGATAGTTCTGACCTGAAATAGCTTTTGATATTGAGAAAGTATTACTACCGTTATTAGCGTTTGCGCCAATGACAGCCCTGACAATTGCAGTTTTAAGAGCAGGAACCGTGTAAATAGTAGAGTTAGTTAAACCTTGAACGTTTACGCTAACTGATTTTGGAGTTTGTGCCATGATTTATCCTTAAGTCAGGAAATAATAAAGAAGTGCGTTATCGCCACCACCAACTGATGCGATGGTAATAGAACCGCCAGCGTTTGTAACGCTAATACCAGTACCAGCAGTTATGGTGGCTTTAGTCAACGTGTTGCCTGTAGAGTTACCAATCAGCAATTGACCATCGGTATAAGATGTCTGCCCTGTACCACCATTAGCAACAGCAAGTGTGCCAGCTAATGTGATAGTGCCTGATGTAGTGATTGGGCCACCGCTTGTGGTCAACCCTGTAGTTCCACCAGACACATCAACAGAAGTTACTGTACCGCCTGTACCAGTTGCAGATAGCGTACCACCTGCAAAGGTAACACCTGTGCCAATGGTGACATTGCTGAACCCGCCTGCGCCATTTCCATAAAGAATTGACGTACCGCTTGTTGCTGGTGCGTAATCTGTCCCAGATACTGCCGCGCTAATTGCAGTACCATTACCCTTTAGAACACCAGTAATGGTTGTTGAAAGCGTAATTGCAGGTGTTGTAGTTGCATTTGCAACAGTGCCTGCCAAACCATTAGCACTTACAACCGACACGGTTGAAACTGTACCTGTTGTGCCTGACTCAGACGCTAGCAAAAATACCGCACCGGTATTGTCTTTTGCGTAAAGCTTCTTATCAGTAATGTTAATTGCCAATTCGCCATTAGCAAGATTGCCTGAAGACGGAACGGCAGCAGCCGTTGTGCTGAAATACAGCGATATAGGTGTGAATCCAGCTTGAGCCATTAGAAAGTTCCTCCAGATACGCCAACGTAATTCGTGGCAGTCACAGTAGTAAAGCTACCAGCCGCAGCTGTTGAAGCGCCAATTATTGTGCCATTGATTGCACCGCCTGTGATTGCAACAGTATTAGCGTTTTGCGTTGACATTGTACCTAAGCCAGTGATTGCTGTATTAGGAATTGTTGTAGAAGCAGTAACTGCTGAAGTGCCATTGCCAAATAAGTACCCAGCTAAAGTTGTAGCACCTGTACCGCCGTTGGCAACATTTAACGTACCACCAAGAGTCAAAGTACCTGACACGGTAATAGGACCACCTGTAAGCGTTAGCCCCGTTGTACCGCCTGAGCCATCCACGCTTTGCACAGTACCGCCAGCTGCAGGAGTTGCTGAGATCGTAATCCCACCAGCTGTATTTGAGATACTGACGTTTGTTCCTGCCGTCAAGTTAGCTAAGGTGTAGCCAGTTCCGTTACCGATAGCCAACTGACCATTGGTGGGTGTAGCTGTTAAACCTGTACCACCGTACGCAACACCGATAGCCGTACCGTTCCATGTTCCAGCAGTCAGCGTACCAACACCAGTAATTCCAGTGTAAGAACCGCTTAAACGACCTGTAGGAAGCGTTCCAGAGGTGATGTTGGCGGCGTTGGTAGTGTCGGTAGTAGCAGAAGCCGCTAAGCCTGATACAGCACCAGAAGCGATGGCAATCGACGTGTTGGTGACGGAAGTGATTTGACCCTGAGCATTGACAGCCAAAACTGGGACTTGTGAAGCAGAACCGTAGGTAGCCGCAGACACGCCAGTGTTGGTGATGCTGAACTGATACCCAGCGGACAAAGTCAAGCCTGTACCAGCGCTGTACAAAATAGACTGGCTAAATTGAGCAAAAGTAATTGCAGTTGTGCCAAACGTAATCGTGCCTACGGTGTTGCATACATATGACTCACCAGCACCAGTTGCGCCGCTCTGAATGAAGAAATATGAACCTTGCCCTAACTGTGTTGAGGAGTTTGACCCATAGGTGTCGGTGTCCGTCGAGCGGGTCAAAACCCAGTTCGTTGAACCAGAACCAATGTTGGTGACCGTGTAAACGCCGTTTTGGGTGGCATCTGTTTGCGTATAAATTAAAACGCGGTTGCTAACAGCCATTGTCACGCCGTCAATTACCAAGGCGGCTTGTGCGCCTGCATTGGTCAATGTTGCACCAACACCAACGCCAGCCCCACCGGGTTGGTTATATGTCGCCGTCAGCGGCGTTGGAGACTCGACCAAGCAAGCTGTGTGGATGTTAATACCAGCCGCAACTTGGTCATCAACGTATTGCTTGTTGACCAAGTCTGTGGCACTTGATGGTGTTGTTGTAATTGTGCCTGTCGTTGTAGAGACAGACGTGAACACCCCAGTAGAAGGGGTTGTCGCTCCGATTGGAGTGCTGTTGATCGTGCTACCAGTTACCGCAACACCAGAAGCAGTTCCGCCTGTAATCGCAACAGCAGAGGCATTCTGCGTGGACATCGTACCCAACCCAGTAATGTCTGTATTGGGGATGGTAGCGCTGGCAGTCATGGCGGCTGTACCGGCACCCTTAACGTAGCCAGTCAAAGTACTTGCACCAGTACCGCCATTCGTTACATTGAGTACGCCACCAAGGGTGACAGCACCTCCAGTAGCGGCAGAAGGCGTAAGCCCTGTAGACCCTGCGCTAAAAGTAGAAACACCTCCAGCCAAACTAAATGGGTTCCATGACCCGCTAGCGTATCCTTCAAATACTTGCGTGTCAGTGTTGTATCGAATTTGACCTGCTGCGCCTACTGGTTTTTGCGCCGTAGTGCCGTTAGGCACAGTAACTGCGCCAGTCCCAGGAAATATTGCGTTAGAAGCTAATGATAGAGTAGGGTTGCCTGAGCCATTGCCATTGGCAACATCAATTTGATTTGCTGTTCCAAGAATCTCGCGTCCTGCGACAGTAGAGCCACTCACAATAGCCATTAGCCCAGTGCCGCCTAAGTTTGCTACAGCCGCTGCCACGCCACTTAAAGCAAGCGTTGGATTAGCACCAGTACCATCACCGTTAGAAACACTTAAACCCGCACCTGAAGTTGCTATAGCGCGGTTAACCAGTGAACCCGCGCCGTCTTTAACAACAATGCCACCGCCAAGTGCATTTAACTGAGAAACCGCGCCTGTTAGTGCAATTTGATAGTAAGACTGCGCGCCGCCATCAACCAATGTAATACCAGTGTTGGTAGATAAATAGCGGCTATTGGGTAGTGTAGGCTCTTGATTTTTAGTTAAGAATGTCGCAGTTAGCGCAGGTGATGCAGCAATGGCGCCTGTAGTTGTCTGAACCGTGACGCCATTCTGCACAATTGGCACTGACTCTGTGCCTGTGATTGCGCCGGCGGTTGGCAGTTGCGTAATTTGTATATTGGCCATATTACGGACTCAGGTTATCAAGGTTGCCATTATTCTCTGGATCATCAGTATTCTGCTCCGGCGAGATATTGTACGTATTATACGGCCCAGTGATCAACGAGTCTTGCTCTACAGCAATATTAACATCAGGCCTTGGAAATCTAAGTGCAATCTTTTCAGGCTGCCGCGCAGGTAAACGGTATGGGTCAAACTGATCTTTGCACCCATGATCACAGACTTTTAAGCCCGGGAAATTAGGATCAGGTCCCAGTTCAACGTACGCTCTCTTCATGTGACAGCGGTCACAAATTGCAATACTTAATACAGCATTGCCAAGAGTATCAAGCGTACGTGGCATACTTACCTTGTATAGTAACTAATATTCGGAGCCCAGTAAATAGGAGATTTGTCTCTTTCTTCCTGTTCTGCGATATTCCAATACTTTTCAGCTTGCCCTTCAAGATACTGAATACGTTCACCCGGGACTGTAGGCAGCTCCATAGCCATCTGGTGCGCAAGCATGTTCTGAACGGCAAGATACCATCGCTGAGGAATTTCTATCTCACCTGATAGATCACCTACATCCTGAATTTGACGATGTCTCCAGACCACGAGTTGTGGCGCAAATGATGATGGCGCAGGCCACAAGTACATTGCAGGCTGGGGAATGTTTCTGTCAAACCAATACTGCAAGGGATAAAGGCTTGTAAAGTTCTTGTTAGGCAAGTTCGTGTAGTCATCACGATTCAAACGAGCCAGTGGAATTTCATTGGCGTTTGAGCCAAATACCACCTGATAGACACCCATATTGGCCCCTGCTGTTTGCAAGATTCTCCAATACGGCGTGCTGGCTGAAGGCTCTAAGTCATAGTAAAGCCATGTGCCTGCAGCCCAAGTAACGGCTCCAGGGCTATAAACCGTTGTCCATGTTGTGCCATCGGTAGAAGACTGAATTGAGATGGTCACTGAGCCGGATATTGCCGGTAGTATACCCACGGTCCCCATGTAGATGTCATTTCCAGACCCGTTATTGATGCCAATAAAACCCGAGTTGTTGGTTAATTGGCAAATGTTAGTGTACTGGCCATCAAAAGCGTTGGCTGCATTGCCTGAAGAGCTATTCGCACCAGTGTTATTAGCTGTCACCGTGCGGTAGTTGGCGTTCAGCACGTCCACCGTGCCAGTTGGCAAATAGTAAACGTATTTATCGGGATTAAGACCTACAACGGTCTTATCAATGCACCAATACTGAATTCCGCGATTGGCAAGGTTAGACAGCAAATAGTAAAGACTGTCTTTAGCCGCAGATACTTGTTCATTGGTTAACTCTTCAGCCAGCTTGCCAGAACGACGCGCGCCATGATCAATTAGCTTTTGAACCGTAATTGTTGTCTGTCCAACTGTTCCACTAGTGCTCATACATTACCACCCTGGGCAGTTCCAACGTTTAAGAGATGCGGCTTTACGAGTAAGCTCGCCTTTTTCATCGCGCTTAGGCCCCGGCATTCCAGACATTCTAGCACAGAATGAATCCTTACGACCTTGATCAGCTTTAGTTTTTGGGTTAGGCGCAGGTGCTTTCAAATTAGAACCTGTTGCACGATTGATTTTGTCGCGGCCTTTTTGAGTTAAGCCAGCCCCACGACTTGTGGGTAGCTTCTCGCCACGAGAGACTGAAAGTCTTGGCTCACCACCATCTTTCATCTTTTTATCTGCTTTCACAAACTCTTTGCCGACTTTTTGGGGCACACCACCAAAGCCGCCCTTGGTGTGAGCGGCGGCTTGCATCAAACGATGTTGGGCTGGTGATTTGCTTGGCATATTAAGGACCGTCTTTAATCAAAATAATATTAAAGTACGAACTTACTGCGTTGTTTGCGGCGGTTCCAATTGCAGATGCTCCGACACAGTTCTTTTCTGGAATTGTGTAAGGCTGTACAAAATCAAACACAGCGGCGTTATTGTTTACTGCGGCAACCGCGCCAACACGCAAGATGTTGTCTGTGCCGTGTTGCTTTAGAAAGGTAGTGACAGAAGTTGAACCAGTGGCTTGACCAGCAGAAATTGAACCTGTTGTTATGTAGCCTGTGAAGCCTGCTGGAACACAGTAATGACCAGTGGTGCGCTGGTTGTAACCAATTGCGATGATGTCATACAAAACTGCTGGGACGCCAGATGTCACCGTGCCAGTACCAGCATTGATGTTGCCTGCGTTTGCCCCACCAGAGCCAACTGTAGCGACATAGAAACTGTTCACATATAGGTACAAGTTTGTTGTATTGACTGCTGTTTGACCGTTCAATATCACAGTCTCGCTTACCACGTTGAAATTGCCGTCCACGCCTTCAATAAAAACGGTTCGTGCGCCAGTGCCATCAGATGTGTCGGCGGCGCTGGATGAACTAATTTTTAAGACGGATGCAGTTGTTGGGTGTGGAATAAGACCACCATCAGGCCAAATTGTTTCTTCAGATGTATCCACATCTGGGTTGTACCCAAAAACAATAACCGTGGTGTGACCTTGAATTTGACCGCGAGAGACCTGCAACTCGAACGGTTCATACGCGCCTTGGCGCGAAATAGATGAAATTACGGTTGCCATTTGGCTCTCCAAAATAAATTAAAAGGAAGGGGCCGAAGCCCCGACCTTGATTAGCAAGAACCGCCGTAAGCTTTTTTCATCTTACCACCGGTTTTGTACTTTTGAATTACGCCACCTGTAGCGTACTTCTCAATTACTCCACCAGTTTTCAGACCTTTATGAGCTTTAGACGCAGGCTTATTAGCATGAGACTTAATGTCGCCCTTAATGCCTTTAATAGCTGACATCTCAGCTTTATGCATCTTAGAAGACTCAACCTCACCGCCTTTTTTACGCATCATTGGCATTGGGCCGGTTTCCATTTTTGTAGGAATACCACCCATACCAATACCGCGCGAAGGCATGGCAGGAGCCATACCACGACGAGCTGCCATAGGGACACCACGTGCAGAAGCGCTTTCAGGAATAATACCCTTTTTAGCTACTGCACCGCCTTTTTTGAGCTTCAGCTCAACTGAAGGCTCAGTGGTTTTCATCTTAGGCATTGGTTTAAATTGACCCATGATGTTGCCCCTTAAAGTTTCTGAGCATACACAACTGTCAAGCGATAAACGCCTTGCGTTGTGCTGATCGTGCCGTTAGGATCAACAGTCAAAACGACGTTGACGTTCGTGCCAATATCTGCCATAGCTGCAAGTTGAGCTGTGGTAAATGTAGGAACAAAACGACCACCAGCAAAAACATCGGTAGAAGATACATATTGTGTACCTGCAGCCGCTGTCCCTACTGTTGCCGCAATAGCTGTTGCTGTACCGCCACCCACTGCTTCGTCAACCATCGTATCAATGTAAATATCGATGATCTGTGAACCTGCAGGAAGGACTTCAGTAACGCTAGTAGCCGTACCTGCGGCTGCAGTGGTCACGGTGTTTGTCTGCATCATAACGACGAAACCGCCGTCAACTGTGTCAGTCAAAGAACCAGAACCTGCACGCAGGGTAGAACCAAAATAGGTTTGTGCCATTGTCTTTTCTCCTTAATACGTAGGGGCCGAAGCCCCCACTTGGGTTTAGACGCCGGGAGTACCGTACATTGAGCGCCAGTCAGTCCAACCAATGTCATAACGCTCGGTGGCCTTATAACGCATTGAGTCGGTCTCAAAGTCGCCTTCCATGGTCTTTTCCAAGCCACGGCGCATCATCAACTTCATGCCTTCAGGGGCATCAGTCTGAACCCACCAAGCTGTGGCAGATGTCAAACGAGAGATAACTGAAGCACCTTCAGGCATCAAACCAATAGACTTAATTGGGTTGATGTCGTTGTTGGCGGTACCAGCACGAAGAACGCTCTTCAACAGAACTTCAGCTTGGAAGACATTACCGGGAGCAACCACTAACTTCAGGGGTTGCAAACGGATCTTCTTGCCGTTGTTGTCCACTGCTTGACGAACTTGGATCAGCATCTGCTCCAAGGAAGTCTGGCTCAAGTTAGCAGCTGTGTTCAGCAAATTGCTTGCTGTACCGCTAACCAGTGGGTGTGTAGAAGCATTCAACTGAACGCCGTCGCCGCCAGCATATGCTGAGTTGAACGCTTGGTTCAACACATTGGCTGCCAATGTCTCTTTGGTTTCCACCAAAGATTGGGCCAAATGCTTAGCGTAAACTTGACCAATACGGATGTGGTCACCGTCTTCAACCAATACCTTGGTCAATGCGAAGGCCAAGCCATACACATTGTAGAGGTAACGCTTGAGGAACAGCACGCCACCTTGTTGGTAAGCAACAGGGCTGCCGTCAGGCAACTGAGGTGCTGCACCAAAGCCGTACAAGACAGGCTCTTCGTGGTAGTTACGTGGAATACCTTGTTGTTCACGGAAGACCGTGGACCATTCGTCCGAACGTTGATCGTAGACACCGTCGAAGCATTCATTCAGAATTGGTTCGACAATACTACGAAAGTCGGTACTGCGCATTGGAGCTGCCATGGTTCACTCCCTCCTTTAAACGGCAAGAACGGACGCATTGAACTGCGACTCGTTAATGGTTACGCGCACAATCGTGTACGCATCGCCCCAAGCATTGTCGGGGTACGGGGCCAAGTCACGAATCAACATCTGTGCGCTATTACCAGCGCCAACCAATGTGGTTGACAAGGTGCAAGCAGACAAACCTGTTGTGGTTGAGCCAGCAGTGGTGTTGCTCAAATCAGCCATGTCACCCACGGAAGTTTGAGCCAGTGAACCAGCAGCTTGGATCTCATACACAATGTTGGGATCGTTGTAGTAGTAAGCGACGCATGTGCCAGCTTGGTACGCAGTATTTGCGGGCCAGTTGTTGGATACACGAGCACGGCCGGTAGTGTCAGTCCACTGAACGCCAGCAAAGGCGCCTTGGAATGCATCACCAGCAGCGGCGACGACGATATTACCTGAAGAGTTCAACTTTACGGGTTGACCTTTTAGGATAGCCGTGTTATAGGCAGAAGCAATGCCATCCGCCAACGTCACAGCGCGATCTAACCCTGAGGGATGATACGCGGGACGAAGACCAAACGGCGCATTAGTTGCACTCATGATTGAGTCCTTTCAAAAATTGAAATAAAAACTTTGTCATGTTTACTCAAAAACAGGACGTGGTTTAACTTTTGCATCGAATCCTACACCGCCGCCTTCAATTGAAACCAATGTCTTGCCATTGCTATCGCGTTCACCCAGCAATTGTTCTTGCTGAACTTTAATCTTTTCTTGCTCTTCCATAGGGGCAAGGTGATGAAGTTCATACATCAGCTCTTGATAAATGTCCATAGGCAATTTATACAAAAGCATCTCGTTGCAAGCAACAAAACCTGTGTGTTCACCAGCTTTCACTTTCAGATGCTCAAAGCCGGGTAATTCTTCGGCTTTTACTGGTTCGTAGCCCAGTCGCATACGCTTGTGAATTGGATCATATTGGTTGGTAGAAGACAACCAGCATAGGTGGTATCCCGGAATCTCGGGAGGGGTCGGAAGCGCTTCTTGAAGCCACTCCGAGCGGAACATCCTACGACGCTCCTCGGAAGAAACAAAGTTTTCTTCAGGTGCAGCACGCGATGCATCTTGCATAGCACGATTCTCACGTCCTGCGTTGGTATTCTTTTTGATACGATCATCCATGATTATTTCCGTTTCTGTTGTTTGTCATATTCTGCGAACTTGCGAATCATTTTGTTTCGCTGCTCAACGTTATCCCACATGCCCGCCTCTTTAATGGCGGCAACGCGCTTAGGGTCAACGATGTATTCGTTGGCTCTTGTCGTCGCTGTAGTATCACGTCCTGAACTTGTCACAACAGACCTCGGTCTCTGGTTTCTCGTACCATTACTATACCCCGAATTATATCGGTGTGGTAAATATTTTTGCAATCTGTCGTCGAGCTCATCCCAATAGTCGGGAAGTGCTGGGTCGTAGCCTTCTTCGGTCAACGCCACGTCAATGGTCTGAGCAATCTTAGAATCTGCATCCTTCAATTGGGGGTCATACCACTTATTCTTATCGATCCAATCTGAGGCCATTTTCTGGACCATTGGATCGGGAAGTTTGATGCTTTGCGAGGATTGCGAAAGCTGCTTGTTAGCATTTTCACGCAATGACTGCAAAGACTCTAAATGCCGTTGGCTATCGTACCAGAGCTGCTGAGCTTTGGTAACTTCTTCACCATTTCGAGCATTGACAGCCTCTTGTAGCTTCATTTTGGCGTACTCAAGCCTTGTACCAGCGTCATCAATGGCCTTATCAACCCTTGCTAGCTCGGCACCAGACGTGCGTTTCTCCAAAAGAGCTACTCGCTCCGCCATTTGCGAGTTTTGTTTTCGCAATGCCGTGATTAAATGATTAGATTCACGGGCTTTTTCACGATGAAGTTGCTTCTTAAGCCTTCTTTCATCACGTCGAGCGGCACGAATGGCCTCTCTTTCCGGATCGTCTGTGGTAGAACCTTCACCACCGTCGTCTCCGGGTCCCTCAGTGTCACCTGATGCATTAGATACGCCATCTTCGTCATCATCTAGATCTTCAGACTGGGGATTTGACATTCCTTCGGGTAGTTGCGCAATTGCAGACCCGTCTTTGGTCTCATCGACCTGCATTTCCAACTTTTCAGTTGCATTCATATATCATCCTTTCAAAGCTTAAATAAAAGCTTTAATGTCACGAGGGTCGCCAGTGACTTTGCCAATGAGTTCATGATCATTGAAGAAGGTAAAAAGGCATTTGCCCTCTGCACCTTGCTCGTCTTTGAAATCAATCTCCCATCGATCACCGCCCCACTTTGGTACGCGAACAAAGTCGCCTACCTGTGCCCATGCGCCTTCAGGCCAAGACTCCATGGACTCGCGTTTCTTAAAAGCAAGAGGCCCGATTGCAATGACTTTCCCAACTTGGGTATTCCATTTCTCGGTCTCTTTAGTTTCTTGTGGAATAAAAATTCCAGCAGATGAGACTTTTTCTTTAACTGCTCGTAACTGCACAAGTATCCTTGCGCCATACGGTGCCATTAAAGGGTCTATTACAGGAAACGCTTCTCCAAGCGTCTGTTCAACGTCGTTCGACATTCTTTTCCTCTTCTAAAAGTTGATTAATGATAGACAAGGCTTCCTCCAAGCCTTGGTGCTGGCCAACTAAGCGCTGGTAGGTTTCAAAATTGACTGCGTTTCCCTGAACTAGGGATTCAGCAATTTGATCTTGCCTTTGCTTAATTTGACCAATGAAATCTGCAAGAATAGCCATGTTTAGCGGCCACGACCTGCAGACTTCTTCACGGGGATTGCAATGGTTACAGCAAAGCCAGACATCTTCTTAGCGGCTCCGCCTTTTTTCATCGTCGCAATTTTGCCGGCTGCGCCGGGAGCAGGGCGAGCAAGTGGTGGAGGTGCTGAACCTTTTGCAGGCAAGTTTGCCACGCGAGATTCAGACATCACACTGCCGCCTGATTTGTATTTTTGAATAACACTTTTGCCTTTAGCTTTGGCTGTGGACTCACCTGCCCCCATTGCCAAGCGTTTGTGCATGTTAATTCCTTCATCAGCCATTTTGAGCTCCTAGGGTTTGTTGAATTAGATTCTGCGCTTCTAAAGCAGTTTTAACCTGCTCATACTGTAAGTTAGCGGCATCGCGCGTAAGGTCCGCTGACTTAATTCTTTCTTGCGTAAGATTGTTCTCAGTATTCTTAGCCATATCGGCTTGGAGTTTCTGAGTTGCAAGTTGCATGTCTTGCTGAAGCTTTGCAGCTTCCAACTGCATCTCGGCTTGATCCTTGGTAGCGCGGCGCTGTGTCTCTGCCATGCTGGTTTGGATGAATGCTTGAGTTGCGGGGTCGGTAGGCGGTTGGCCTGACAATTGCTTAATGGCAGCAATGGCGTTTTGGATGATAGGTGGCAATGCCTTAAAGGTCTCACCAGTATCCTTATGCACATGCTGCGCAACTGCTGCAAGCAACTGATCCGCGCCTTGCGGCAGTGTCTGCTCTTTCAAAACATTAAATGGCCTATTCAACGCCGCGCTGCTATAAGAATCCACTTGGTTAAGATACCACAGGGTCAAGTGCTGCTTTACATGCTCTAAGCACAATGGAATGAAAGCCGGAGCCATGATTGGATTGGCACCATACATTGGGTCTTGCAAATAATCCAAGTGAACCTGAATATGAGCCAAGTGATCTTGCCGCGGGAACGCACCGGCGTGGCGACCAAATGTCATGGCCACATTCTCCAATGCGGGGTTCATTTCCTTCACCTCATTAGGATCAGGCAGAACCTCGTTAATGTCAGGCAACTTAATCTGCTTGAGGATTCGTTTCTCAACAGCAAGGCGGTTGTATAAGTCAGGGTTGGCCTGAGCTCGTGCAGCCAAAGTCTGAATCTGCGCGTACCGTTGCGTTTCAGCAAAGATATGAGGGTCAGACACTGGAACAATATCTGAGTTCTTGGCAAAGTCTTCTTTAGTGACTTCCAAGTCCTCAACCATGTCGCCCTTGACCTGCTCATCCAAGTACCAGTTATTCAGCCTTGCAATAACTTTCAACACACGGCGTTGTGAGTCATGCAAGCGAGCATGCACAGCGCTAAACACCGCAGCGCCTTGCTCAATTAAAGCTTGCGTTGTGCCAACCGGCGCGTTAGATGTAATGTCTGCAATCTTTTCTTCGCTCGTGGTGACCACGCCCTTAGCGGCATTGGATAACCAACCTAGCAATTCAAGCAGCACAGGAGAGGGCTGGTTAAATGGCAATGGCATGGCAATCTTACGAATGTCATCCACACCCGGTGCGCCTTCAATCTCACTGACCTGCGTAGGCTCAATGGTTAATGACTGGCCTGATATCTTGGCGCCTTTGAGCTTAAGCATTGTGGGCGCCGTAGTAATATGCGCGGAATCCAGCAACGCTCGCAATGCGCCGGTAAGCGCTGCAGATAAGCCACCAATAAGATGCGGTAAACCGATTGCATAAGCACCTCGCCATGGAATGAACTTAAACTCAATCAACCAGTCCAGCTTGGCCATGGTGTCATCACCATCAGCCCAGTTGCGGTACAAGCCAACAACCTCGGTTGTTAGATCATCAATCATCAAGATGTACGGGGCGCGCTTGCCATCTGAGTAATTGTCATCATCAAGGTTCAGCCAAGTGTAGATGTGATATACACGGCGAACGCCGTCTACGTTATCCGCTTGGCTCTTACGACCCTCAATCTTATTGTTTGCCTTTTCAGCCTTGGACTCTTCAGGCTCCATGCTGGCACGAACAATATCAATGTCAATGTATAAACCACTATCAACGCGTTCTTCAAATACTTCCTGCGTAATGTCTTGTACTTCCGTTACGCGGCCTGCGGTGTAGAAGTTTACAGCTGCAAAGGGCAAGTACACGTTATCAATTGGTACAAACTCAGCGCAAGGCCTGCGCTTCTGCTCGTCGTACCAAATCTTCATGTATTGGCTACCACCAAGCGGCAACTGCGTCAGCAACTGCTCTTCCTCATCGCGGTATTCTTCAATCTGCTCAGTGAGCTGCCAGTTCATGTAGTCGCGCTTACGCTCGGCGCGTTCTACCTTCTCGTCAGTAGTCTCGCCAATAATCTTGGTTTTAACCGGCCCATCGGCGGGGAATAGTTCTTTAATGGCGCGAGCTGAAAAGTCAACGCACGCCTCAGCCATAACAGGGTGGACAACCTTGCTGGCTCCGGTAAACTGTGCGCCGCCCGGTGCATCATGGCCTAAGCCAGTACGACGCAGACCTTCTTCGTATTGCTTATCACGCTCTTCACGAGCTTCTTTGTCTTTCTCAATCAGCTCAACGTACTTATGAGCTAATTTACTGAGATCGTAGCTGGTAAGTACATCAGCTAAGTTCTCGTAGAAGTCAGGCTCACCCTCAGGCCCTTTGGAATCATCTTCCATTCTTACGATGGCCGAGCCATCGGGCAATTCCTCTACTTCCGAAGTCTCATCTTCCATCTCATCAAACATGGTGAGAGCAGAAGGCCCAGCGGCTTCGACTTCTTCGTCTGACATAGGCTCGATAAAGCGATCGAAGTCCGGTGGGATTGGCATCTGTGTGGCCATAAATTATTTTCTCCGCATCATAAGTGCATACCGCATTTGGTCTGTAGTCGGATTTTGTTGGACTATACCACCATTTGCCTTCTTGATGAAGGCTTTATCCTGAGTTTGTGTACGAGATGCGCGCTCAGCTTCTTCTTGTACAAGATCTTCCAGCTCTGCCTGTGACTTAGCACGTTGCCCCAACCTTGCCCCAATCGTGTTATTGTGGGTATCCATATCATAGTCAGCAGGCATTTTACCCGTAAACATGGACTTGACAGATTGGAGTGGAGAAGTCGTAAACTCGTGTGCTTTGCCTAGGAACTCAGCAGTCTTAGGTCCATACTTACGTGAAAGCGTGCCTGCCGCCAACATGTGTCTTGCAGCGTCCCGCTGGTCATTCTGCCCTTTTTGGCCGGGGTACATCTCATAGGCCACAGTCTCAGAGTAAGTCGGGACACTGAACAGGTACGGCGTTTTAACTTCAGGTTTTTTGACTGATCCACCGGCTTGGTAACCACGAACTGGACCGCCATTGGCGTTGCCACCTGCAATAAGTGCTTGGTACTGACTGCGAAGAATCTCAAGCTCATTGATCATGGCCTGCACAAGTGCGGGTGAGTACGTAAATTCATCGCCTGCAGGGCCTACAATAGCGTCAAATGCAGCGGTAGGTCTATCACGCAACAAGCTAAGATTCTGGTTAATTTGAGCCAGTGCCTGCTGCGGTGAATCAGCATCTTGATAGTACGCTTCATCCAAAGCCGTAACAATCATGTTGGCGTCAGTTTGGTCCGCAGGCGTGACTTCAACAGGTCGTTGATTGCCAATACCTAATTCACGTTGATCAGCTTGCGCAAGTGCAGGACGTTGCGCGTCCATTTGCAAACCTGCAACTACCTCACGCGCTATGTATTCACGCTCTATAGGCGTAGAGTCTGGATCCATGTACACGCCTTGCCTAATTGCGCGACCCACAGCATCTGCGTCCGCGCCTTGGCGTCTTGCAACGCCTAACACGCGATCAATAGACTGATTCACGCGATCCCAGACGCCGCCAGTATCAGTTTCCATTTGCGTGATTTGATCTCTAAGCAAATCAGTGCCTATATGCGCTAAGTCGGGTGCTTGCGCAATTTGCTGAGGGATAATGGCTTCGCCATTTTGAATCTGGTTTATAAGTTGCGACAATTCCATTGCAGTACGTTGCGCCGAACGATTACGTTCTGCAAAAGGTAAGCCTCGTAAAACCTCGTGATCAAACTGCTCATTATTTAAAGCTTCCACTGTATCGCGCAATTCAACGAGGTCTAAGCCTGCGTCGGTTGCAAGGCGCTCAGCAAAGTTTCGAGCATTGAACTCACCGTAATTGGCACGTTCACGTAATTGCATAACTGCATCACGTCGATACTGCTCTGATAAAGGCGACCAATACTCATTAGGCATACCATCCATTGCAAATGCTACGGCACGTAAATTTTCAGGGTCTATCTCAGGGTCTGCAAGTAAGCTTAAGACCTCTCGATCGCGTATAGGCTCAAGCATACGTTGATGCTGCGCTTCTTGTTGCTCTTGCATACGAGTCTCAAGCTGGTCTGCAAGGTCATACAACGTAAGCTCAGTAATTTCAGATTGCGCAAGATCACCGGCTCTACGTAGACGCGTTACAAATTCTGCAGTGTTATCGCGCATGCTCAAAAATTGGGCAATGTTTTCAACCTCACGCGTAAAGCGTATGAGATCATCTGTTGGCATTGTGCGTCTAAGATCTTCAACATAGTTGCTAAAGAAAGTCTCGGGGTCAAACTCGTCAGGCTCACGAACTGCAGGCAGTTGCGCAGGAAGTTGATCAGCGAGGTCAACAATCGAGTCAACTGTGTTTGCCAATGCTGCTAATGCATTGCGCAAAGCTTCAGCTTCAGCCTGAATCCCTGCACCGCGAATAGCATTCGCAAACCTTCGAGGCGCAGTTGCAGGTGAATAAAACGCAGCAGTTTCAGTGACAATGGTATCCATCTGATTGCCTAAGTCTGGGTCAATCTGTCGTAAGTTTTCAGTGCGTTGCGCAGCCATGTCACGAATTGTTTGTGCAACTTCAGCCTGATTGTTTGGTTGCGGCGCAGGTACACCATTAGGGTTAAGCGTTGCGCGTTCTAATGCGTCGCCAAGTGCAGCTGCTGTTATTGCTTGTTGCTCAAAAGGCAAGTTTGCAATTGTTTGTAAATCAGTAAACCCAAGCTGCAAATTGCGAATTAAGTTTCTCATTCTAACAGGGTCGTCAGCAAAGTCTGCCATTACGCGCCTAGTTAGTGCATCAAACTCATCAGGGGGTAATGCGCCGGTTTGTCGTGGCGCAGGCGCATTAGCAAAAAGCTCAGGGTCAGCCATCAAGGCACCAGCCACTGCAGCAGCCTCATCCGGTCCTGTTGCCAAGTTGTCAATATGCCTATTAAGTACGTCATTAACGTTTGTGAAAGCCTCGGCAACTGCCCTACCTTCAAAGCCCGCTGTTCTATTGTGCGCAATCTGTGCGTTTATGTCGTCACGTAAACCGCTTAATGCACGTCCAAAATCTGCAATGTTGTCTATGGTCACAGTAGTAAGACCTTGCTGTCTTGCCAACTCTGCATACGTATTCATAAACTGTTCTCTTGCTCTTTCACTGACATCATTGCGCAAGTCAATCATCTGCGAGTTGCCTACGTCATCAAGACTACCAATGATAGTATTTGCCTCAACAAGTGAAGGCGTGCGGTACGTCATGTTAGACTGCGTTGCAGGCACAGGTGCCACCACAGGTTGCTCAAGATCTCTAATACGCTGACGCATAGTATTTATATTGGCTTCCAACTCGGCAACGTGATTGCGGTCTGCGTCATCCATTGGTCTGCGTCTTGCCACGCGCATAAGATCAGCATGCTCTTGTATTGCATCTTCTATTGCAGCGTTTAGTTCAATCAGCTCAGCTTTGGCAGGTTCTGCATTGGCAAGATTAGCAGCCTTGATCGCAGCGCGCGCATCGGACACGGTCATGAAGCGTGGCAGCATATCTTCCAAGTTATACTTTGAAAGCTCCTGCTTGCTCATGTTAAGTTGCTTGCGCATGTCATTAAGAAAGCCGCCGTCATACATGTCAAACACACCGGCATGGCTTTGCAAGTTATGACCCGAGCTATCGATCTCGTCAGCAATTGAGTTTAGGTAATCCCTAATTGCGCCTGAGTACTTGGCGTCAATGTCGCCATTTTGGTGACCCGATGCGTAGCCAATGCTGTACTTTTGCTGGCCGCTATTGCCGATGCGAGATTGCTCAAGATGCAATGTTGCTTGCGGCAAGCCCGTAGTCAAGTCACGCACACTAATAATCTTGTCTCCATTTTGCACGTAGTTAACATACGATGTTCTATCACTACTGGCGCGTGGGTTAGGTTGGCCTGTTACCAAGTCAAGGATAGGTTCATATGAACGTTGGCTATTGCCGTACCATGGGTTCCTGTCTTCACTGCCTCTAGCTGAGCCACCCTGTCCTACGCAATGATCCAACACCGCGGTGTCTTCACTCATAGTACGAATGATGTCGTACTCCGGTGTGTCTTTGGTAAGCTCAATCATACCTGCATTGCCAAAGGTCTTGTCATTGGGTATGGCTGCAGCGCGCTGTTGCAGTGTTGCTTCAGCATTACGCTTATACGCCTTGGCCGCTTCCTTAGCAAGTCTTTCTTCATCAACTCTAGCCTTGGCAGTTTTGCGTACGTAGTTCTCTACGGTCATCTTACCGACTTTGTCCAGCGGTATGTCGCCTGACATAACGTCGCTGTAAAAGCTTTGCGCCAACTTATTAAAGCCTAGCGCATCCAAGTGCGCGCCGTATGTGCGGTACACATTTTCTTGTGGAGGCGTCTTTAGTACCGTGGGATAGAACTGACGTTCGCTGTACTCCAACTTACGACCCAGGAAGTCTTCAGCAGTATGCGGAGTCACGCCATAGTCAACAGCTGCCTCATATTTACGCCCCAGCTTTAAGTTGTCAAGCTGCTCTTCGACTCTGTCACGCTCACGAACAGCGTTGCGCACCGGGTTGGTCAGTGCCGCGTACTCAGGCAGCATTGCCGGATCGGGCAAACCTTGCTTCATGGCAATGTCTGACAAGTTACGACGCTTGGCTTCAATCTCATTAAGCTTGCTTTGCGCCTCAGCAAGCTCAGACTCTTTCTTTGCAATAGGCTCAGCAAGGCTGCCTTCAATAGGCATGTTGCCTCTGCGTCTGTTTTCCTCGACGTTAGACTTACCACCCGTTGATTGCAACGCGTTTTCATACTTTTCAGAAGGCAAAAAAGTAAGACCTTCACTGGCTGCTTTAACCAAGGGGTCGCCTTCTGTGCCTACGTTCTTTTGAATGTAGTTAAGCAAATTGCTGTTAAGCCATTGCGAAGCCGCGTCATGACGAGCTTTGACTTCAGTTGGTGTAAGTAAGTTGTTTGCGCCTACAATTGCGCCTTCAGGCGCTTGGAGAAACTCATCATAGAATTCTAAGACCTTAGCAGCCCTTGTATCTCTATTGTTATACATTGTCTGAAACGCGTCTTTGGCTTCTGTAATCGACGGCGCGTCCGGATACATCTCTTTGTACTTATCTTCCATGAACTTTCGAAACGCCGTACGTTGCGGGCCCTGCGCCAACACAGTGTTATCAATAACGTTCCAAGCTCCACTAGGCGACATTGGCCCAGTGCTAACATCTTCCAAAACTTCTTTGTCCCAAGTGCGAGAAAGGTTTGCGCCTTCAGGCACTGTGGGTCGTACCAAGCGTGAGCCTTGCGGGCGTACTGCATACAGACTTGTCTCAGGCGTTACGACATCTGGAATCCCGGGGATCAGACTCTTGCCTTCGGCTCGGCGTGCTGCAGCAATGTCACCTACGCTTTCAGCCACGCCCTGAAGCTTGGCGCCATACGTTGGCTGACCTGTGATCGGGTCTAACTTCTGCAGGCCGGATTGCGCGTTGTAGAAGTCTGTAGGTATATCCTTGACTTGCCTGCCTATTCTTGTGGCCTCAGCGCCCATAACGCGGACGTCATTAGGGGTAATTGGCGGTCTAATTGGCTGGTTCAAGGCCATAGGCCAAACGGCAGGCATCTTGGACGCGTCCATCGCCTTGGTCACATCTGTCTCAAACTCTTTGCCTAGCTGCGTTGTTGGTGCTTGGTAGAACCGTCCTGTAGTAACAGGCACATAGTTCTTTTGCATCTTCATAATACCTTGCGGATTGCCAAGTATGTCGTACATCGCCTCTGCGCCGGCGGTCTGTACGTTTTGCGCCACGTCAGCCCATGCGCCCGCAATTGGTGGGACTGGGTTGAGAGTGCGCACAGACTCCTGCATGGACTTCATCATCATCAGCGGGTTGTACTTTGTAGCCAACTCGGTGAAGTTACCTGCCGCCGCGCCTAAGGGGTCAGGCTTTGTTTGCGCAGGTGGGACTGGTTTGCCATACCCGGGGATCTGCGAAGCTGCAGACGGCGGCGTAGGCGCAGGCCTATTCTGTTTGGCCAAAGCCAATCGCATCTTGTCTAAGTCACCGCTACCACCTTCTTCGCCAAACGGTACTTCATACATAATTATTTGCCCTTAGACTTAGGTTTTGCTTTTGGCTTTGGTTGTGCAAGAGGTTTTGCGTATAACCTATTTAGACCACGCGCAAAGTTTTTATCATCAGGGTCAAAGCCCATATAATACGTATCCAAAAAGTCAATCACTTCTTGCTTGGTTGCGCCTGCGTTGCGGAATTGTTTTGCTAAGCCTAGTTCGCCGTGCTCGTTTAAGTAGTCATCAAACTCCATGTGACTAGTCAATTCTTGCCAAGCTTTATCACCGGGCATGCGATCAACAAGCGGTTCAAGGTACTCAGCTAACTCATACTCTCTATCGCGTATGTCGTCATAACGCTCAAGGTATTGCCCTTTTTCTTGCGTTAAGTCGTTGTATTCTTTGAGCTCACGCGTAATATCTTTTTTCAACGCGGGGTCAAAGTCAGGCGCATACCCCAAAAACTTTTCAACAGTTATAGGCACCTCATCTTCGCCGTACGCCATAACATCATCCATACGCTCTTTCAACATGTTGCGAAGTACAGATGCAATTGCAGGCGACATGCCAGACGCAGCAGTTGCTGCAGTAGTTGTAACAGCTTCAGTTAATGGCGACATAACCTGAGGTATGACGTCTGTAACACTAGGCATTGGCACAACTTGTTGCAATGCTGCTTGGCCTGCGCGCTTTAGTACATCGCGTCTTGACATTGGCGCGTTTAGTGCCTTGTCTGCCAAAGTCTGAAGCGGGTTTGCGGATGGCGCTGCAGGCGGCGTTGCTTCGCGCTCTGCTGGAGGTGTCCAAGGTTTTCTTTCTTCAAGGTGACGTTTGATTACATCACCCATGTCACCCATGCTCATGAACGGTCCGCCTGCGTACACATCAGGGTGCGGACCTGGGAACGTTGCTTGCGGCTTCACGGCCTGCTCCATTTGCTGCGGCGTTAGTTTTGGCTGCGCAGGTGGGATCACAGCAGGCAACTCAGCAGGCAAAGGCGTCAGGCCTAAGATCGATCGCCGTTGTAAGTTAACTGGGGGCGCGGTTGGTGGTGCTACCGGCTTCTTTGGTCGGCCGAATAAGCCAACCTGCATCATGTTGGGGTTTTGCCCTAAGAATCGAGCGCCGTCGTCAAAGACAGGAGGCTCTTCCTCTTCTTTAGCAAGCATCTGTGCTCGCATACGGGCCAGTTCTTCGTCATACTGCATATGGGTTTACCCTCCTTGGACGATCTTCTTCGTAGTCGTCATCAGGATTGTATACCGGGTCGATGGAAATTAACCCTAAGTCTCGCAAAAGTCTTAAAGCTTGAGATGTGGAGTCCACCAAGTCATCGTGCCGGACTTCGGGGAAAGAGCATAGTTGGCTAATCAAAGGCTCTGCCCAATCACGAGCCATGCCTGCATTGACCGAGGACTCGGGAATGTAGACTCTGCCCTTGGCTATGATGGGAGCCACGATGTTAAGGCGTGTAGTCTTGTCCGCGTTCCCGGGATTGTAGCTTCTCACAGGCAGACCTGCGCGTTGCAGATCTTGGATAAGCTGCGTGCCAGCTGACTTGTCTTCGATCAAGATCATGTCTACCTTTTTCCCGTGACCAAACTCGTTCTCATCACCGTAAATGGCGGTGGACTCCTCGATCACCTTGGGTCGCAACTCGGGATACTGCATGTACTCCTCCCAGCAGTCGATGAGCATGACACTCATAGCTTTGTCGGGACTTGGCCTGAAGATACCCCACACAGTGCAGGCAGTCGGGTCGTTCTTGGTCTTGTCACTGGTCGCGCAGTCATAAGACTGAAGCACGTACTCAAATCTAGGCAGCGGCTTCTCGTTGTCCCACAGCTTGAACCAATCACGCTTGATGATGCCTGCCTCTTCAGGATCTAGAATCTCGGCGTAGATCTCTTGGCGTCCAAGCTTCGTGCCCTCGTATTGCAGGATCTGCGCTTTGAACGATGGGGCGAGGTTGTGGATGTTGTCGTACGTGCTGGCCTTGGTACATATCACATCCTCCCCATCTCTGTTCACCAGATCCACGATTAATGGCTTGGGCTTAGGCGTTGTGGTGCATAGCATCTTAGGCTTCTGACCTAAGCGCATACCGAACTGAATCATGTCCCAGGATTCGTCAAGGTAGTCCCATGCAGCAAGCTCGTCGAACCAGCCGCCATGGAACTGCGGACCTCGGAATCGTGAAGGCTCAGAAGCAGGGATGCCTTTGATCAGCGACCCGTTGATGAGGACTATCTCATGCAAGGATCGCGTGTAGTGGTGGATCAGCTGCTCTGGGATCACCGTTGTCAGACCTGAGTCGCCTTCAAAGCAAACATCGCGTACATCGGATGATGTAGGCGCGGAGACAAGCCATCGAGTCTTAGGGTGCGTCCAAGCTTCGTACCACAGCCACTCGGCAGCTGCGCGAGTCTTGCCTGCGCCTCGGCCTGCGAGCAAAAGCCATACAGTCCACCAGTCGCCGGGTGGAGGGATCTGATGATCATTGGCTATTGTGAGCCAAGCTTGCCGCGCCTTGTGCACAGCTTTGCGCTCATCCGCCATGAGGTTAAGATCAGGACCCTTGCGGATCCGATCGGCGAACTCACTTGCTCTTGCTTGGCTTAGCATCGGCTTGGCGCGTAGCTAGGAGATCATCCAACAAAGCTTGTGAGAAGTCATGCACCACATCAACCTGCACAGGCCCATCATTCTTGCCTGTGACCTCAAGCTTGGAGTTCTCGCGGTATTGCTCGGGGAAGCGTGCTGCCATGCTTCGGCTCCACAACCCAGTGTTGAGTCTCACGCCGCCAGGAGCTTCACGTATGTGATCATGCGCCAAGTCTTCCCAGTATGAGAGCGCATCAAGTCGTGCTTGATCCAAGGCACCGCGAAAATCTTCATGTGCGCCTTCCCAAGCATTCATGTTGTGGATGCCAATGTTCAAGCGCGAACAGATTTGCCAACGTGATAAGCCCTCTTTGCCGAGCTCCATGATGGCGTCGCAGTATGCGGGATCGTACTTTGAAGGACGTCCCAAGAACTTTCCGTTCTTAGATGGTGTCTTTGTAGTCATGTGCGGATTGTAATCATAAAGTTGGAAGTGTGTACATTTTATTCAGCAGGTAACGGTAACAAGGTAACATATGGTCCAGAAAACTATATAGCTATACTATATTCTTATATCTAATATCTTTTATAAAAATATTGTTACTTACTGTTACTCTGTTACTATTCAATCTGGATAAGGCTTTGCGAAGTAACAGTCGAGTAACAGGTAACTGCTGCAGTGTACTAGAAGCTACCATTTTGCTCCAATTCACGCTGCATTGCGTCCTCTGTTCTCGTGACAACCTGTGACCAAGTCGGCTCGACCCTTCGAGCTAATGTTACCTCAGACGTGATAAACGTGGTATATCGTGAAGGCTTACCATGCACTTTGATGAGCTTACTAGGATCAATTGTCCCTTGGGGTTGCAGAGCTTTACGTATGTATTGCGCCTTGGCCTTGCTGTCGTGGCCCCAACGCTCACACAGAATCTGCAGCTGCGGCGCTGTAAAAGCAGCCATGCCATCAAGGTGATCATTGACCCAAGCTTTAAGTTCCAATGCAAAAGCTTCAAGTGGAGTCTTGGAAAGCTGGATCGCAGTCTCACGATACTGAGTCTTTGGTGCTGCCTGTTTGCAATCAAAGCTCGATATATCACGATTCATGTACCAGTTAAGCATGATGCCAAAGCCCTGCTGCGCCTTGGCCCACTTCATCAAAGCCATGACCTTGGGATGTGTTTCTTGGTTGGACAAGCTAGCAGGACTGTAGATAGCTTCACGCCTTGCGGTATCACCCATGTGCGTGACGTAGCTCTTATTTGTCGTGAATACGAAGTTGATGTAGTTAGTGATGGCGTACTGGGCGCCATACTTATTGTTGATAGTGAGCTCATTAGATGTGATGTAGTTCTTAAGCTTCGCCGAGTGGTCGTCACGATCAGACGATGGTTCATTCACGACTATGAAGATCTTACCCTTCAACATACCGTTGAAGTTGCCAAACAGCTCATCAGGCCCGATGATAGCTGCAGGCCCACCGTCCCCAATGCCTAGCATCTCGGCTATAAACTCGGCGATAGCTGATTTGCCGATGCCCTCAATGGAGGATGCGAACTGCGGTGTGGTGTAGTTCCTTCTCCATGGGAATTGGACAACATTGGCCACCCAGTTATGCCAGTAGTCGGCAAAAGCAGGCTCATCTCTAAAAAAGTACTCACAAAACTCAAGGTAAGGTGTAGGATCACCCACAACGGGCTCATTGGACCAGTCCTTGAACAGGTTGTAATGCCTAGTTGGTGTGATAGTGAGGCCTTGATACTCGGGATACATGCCTACGCCATCCAGATCACACCGCTTTGCCCAGTCCTTATAGGCATCCAAGATATAGATGGTCTTGCTGCTGGTGCCACCGTTTGGCCGTTGCGTGACTTGCACGAAGTAATCCTGCGCGGCGTCAATACGTGCCTTGTTCCAACCAAGAATTAAGCCGTCTTTGAGCCTGATCACATCGCCGTTGATAAGTGCGTACTGAGTTTTGAACTCATAAAGCTTGGTCTCGAGGGTGTCGATGCCGTTCATCACCGTGCTGGTGCTGGTGAGGACTTGGCCAAGATTGCCGCCGGCTTGTAGATGGTCATCAATAGCGTATTTGCTACCCTTACCAGCACCGAACCTGCCGACACGGCAAAGGTGTACCTCAGCCCCTAGCCCACGGAGCGTGACAGCAAGCTTTGTTTCTGCCATGCCAACCTGTTCATTAGGCTCACCATCCTCACCGGCCCCATCATAATCAAAGACAATGTAAACCTTGCGGTGCTTCTCAGCGAAGCTGGTCTTACGCTGCCATATGATCTTCATTAGGTCTTTGTGCAGGTGTAAACCAGATTTGTCAGTCCAACTTGTAACACCGGCTAAACCTAAGGTGGCGTAGTTAAGGGTGTCCTTGCTGATTTGCTTGGTGATAGCCCATGTCTTAAACTCACCCTCGGTGATGATGATGGGAACATCTACATCCTGCGCGACCTGCTTCCAACCGATAGTTGGTGGAAAGTATACGTGGCTTCCGCTGGCTCGAGCCTGAGAATACTTCATTTTGCCCTTCGGTGTCAGTATCCTGACCCGATTAAAGCCGGTTTCTTGGCCCTGCATATCAAAATACGGGATTTTGATGCTCCACTCACGAGTGTGGCCTAGTAATTGGTAACATTCCTCGGGGTCAAGGAGAGATAGGCCCAAGGCCTGTATATCTGTATCCTCAAATGCCCTTGCCGATAGGAAGTTTGTGTATAATTCACTCGGCTGTGTTGTTTGTGATGCGAATCCTGATGACATAGTGCTTTTCTTTGCAAGTTGCTACTTTATAAGGATCTAGACTTACCTCTAGGTCCTTTCTTTTTGCCTGTGTGCAGGCTATATCAGGTGCGAATATGCTCGGCCAATGGTGGCCATGTGTAATGTCAATAGTCATAATGTTCCATTTTGTCAATAAGAATCTGCCCTTACGGCAGACAGGTGGGATTAGTAATATACATCAGCTGCAGTAGGCAGCAAAAGTATTTCTTTTCGGTCTTTTGAGTAACTGTTACCTCGAGAAACAAAAGTATACAGAAGCACTAACCGCTGCAGTTTTTGAAAACACAGGTATTCAAAAATAAATGCAAAAAAGTTGAAAATAATTGCAAAAACCTGTTTTCAATCACGAGAACAGACGTATAATTCACTTACAGCAACAAACTTCAGATTGCTGTAACTAAACTGACTTTTGAAAGGTATTTATCATGGCACACTTAATCGCAAACACAATCTCCGGCAAGGCAGCAATGGCTTACGTTGGTGAAACTCCTTGGCACGGTCTTGGCCAGCAGTTAACTGCTGACTCAACCATTGAAACATGGGCCGAGGAATCTGGCCTTGACTTCCAATTGGCTACCGCCGATGTCCAGTTCACTCCTCCAGCCAGCGTGTGGAACGGCTTCAAGGCGCAGTCCTTGCCTTACGACGGCAAGAAAGTAATGTACCGCACAGACAGCAACTTGCCACTCGGCTTGGTGTCTAGCCAGTACAAGATCGTGCAGCCGATCGAGGTCCTCGAATTCTTCCGCGACATGGTTGGCAATATTGCTCACCTTGAAACAGCCGGCGTCCTGCGTAATGGCGCTCATTACTGGGCCCTCGCCAAGATGGATGGCGAGTTCAACATTGCAGGCGATAAGGTTAACCAATATCTCTTATTGGCCAGCTCCGCTGATGGCTCTCTGGCCACTCAGGCACGCCTTACCAGCGTCCGTGTTGTATGTAATAACACTTTGCAGTTGGCACAGCAAAAAGGCAAGGCCAACGTCAGCGTTCGTCATAACTCCATCTTCCGCCCCGAGGCCATCAAGGCCGAGTTGGCCAACAGCAACGAAACATTCCGTGTGTTCGAGCAAACGGCCAAGTTCTTGGCTTCCATCAAGGTTGGCTCTACACAGGCACAGGCCATCTTCACCAAGATCCTTGGCGGCGATGAAAAGAATCCCTCACGCGCAGCAGCCAGAGCATTGGCTCTCTTCGAAGGTGCAGGCATCGGCGCTGAGTTAGAGTCTGCCAAAGGCACGGCATGGGGCGCTTTGAATGCCGTGACTCAGCTGATGGATTGGGAAACAGCTCGCACCGGCGATGCTCGGTTGGCCAACGCATGGTTCGGCGGCGGTGTCAATGTTAAGCAACAAACGGTTGACGCCCTTTTGGCATTGTCATAATATTTTTAGGGGTACCTCATACGGCCCCTAAATTTGTTGTACAATTTAATCTCACGTTACTAGTCCACTTGTTTTTTTGATTATTGAAAGGTATTGTATGAACATCTTCTATCTACACCATCTGCCCAGCATTGCTGCTGTTATGCATTGCGACAAGCATGTCGGCAAAATGCTTATCGAATCCTGCCAGTTGCTTGCAACTGCGCATCACCACTACGGCAACGGCGACAAAGTATCCTATCGCCCCACACATTCCAATCATCCCTCAGCCGTCTGGGTTCGTCAGTCCCGGTTGCATTACAACTGGACCAGCGACCTTGCACGCTTCCTTGGCCGTGAATTCAAGTATCGCTATGGCCATGGCCACAAAAGCAATGATGTACTACATGCCGAATTACTAGTGTGCCCTCCGGCCATGCTTGCCTTGCCTACCAAATGGTCTCCACCTACACTTGCAATGCCTGACGAATACAAAAGCGACGACCACATCGAATCCTATCGTCGTTACTATGCCAGCAAAGCTGCCACCATGCCGCTTGTGTACAACAAAGGCAAAGACCAACAGCCGCTGTGGCTTCGCGACTTGCTTGCAACAGTGGAGGCAGTATGACTAAAACTGTAAGCATCCCTCTTACCGAGCTGCAGGAAATTTACCAAGGCATTGAGGCTTTTGTTCTTAATGTACCTGCTGATGCTACAGCCTTGGCATCATACAAAGAGCAATTAGAATTGCGCATGGCAGCAGCACGCGCTCTTGGCCATCTTAGTGCATACGTCATCTACACAACACCAAAACCTACCATGCCAGATGAATACGAATACTCTTTAGATCACTATGGCTTAGACAATTGGCAAGCCGAGTGGGGTGATGGCGACATTGAACGCGACATTGTTGTGTTGTATAGCGTAAAGCGCCTTGGCTTTGATTACGTTGTGTTGATGGATGGCAAAGACATTACAGCAACACTTAACCCAGCTAACCGCAATGCATTTGAATCACTTATGTACAAAGAATGCGCCGCACGTACTACAACAGCAAATGATTATGCATATGACTAATTCAGAAAAAGTACTGGCCTTCCGTCGCAAGATGGGTCTGCCAGTCTCCACCACACCTACCTTGCTTACATCCGAGCAAGCCAGTTACTTTGCTCGCTTCATCATGGAAGAGCTTAGTGAATACCTTCGTGCTTGCGAGGAGAATAGCCTTGTCGACGCCGCTGATGCTTTGGTTGATCTTACCTACGTTACCATGGGCTGTGCACATGCTATGGGGTTGCCGTTTGACCAGCTTTTTAATGTGGTGCACGAAGCCAACATGAACAAAGAACCAGCTAATGACTACATCAGATCGTTGCGCGGCTCACAATACGACGTTATCAAACCTATGGGTTGGCAAGCCCCCGAGGCCATGATGTTGGCCATCATACAAACAGAACAGCAGAAAGCAAAGTCATGAACATTAAAGAATTGATCGACGATTACGTCGCAACCAAGAACGAGCGTGAAGAGCTCTCATCTAAAATCAAAGACATGACGGCCAAACTTGGTCGCCTTGAAGGTGACATCATGGCACTTATGTCTGATGCAGGCATTAGCCAAGCTGCATCTGATAAAGCATCATGCTCTATGAAAATGACCAAGCACCCTGCCATCAAAGATTGGCAAGCTTTTTACGGCTATGTCGCACAGACAAGCCAATTTGAATTGCTGCATAAGCGGCTTTCCTCAACAGCCTTCCGTGAGCGGTGGGAAGCTGGTGAGGCCATCCCCGGGACCGAAGCATCTGAGGTCTGGGAACTTACCGTTCGTCGTAAATAACTTCTTGTTTAACTAAGGATCCTTATGTCTAAAAATCAAATCGCGTTGTTTGAAGATCAACTTGCCGCCTTGGCCATTGAATCGGTTAAGGCCGAGCAAAGCAGCCTCGCCACGGCATTTCTTTCCACCAAGGGGGGTAACCTCACATACCGTGGTGATGTAATCACTGGCAACAAGCTGGCCTGCGTCGTATTGGCAGCTCCCATCGAGCGTCTGTACTACAGCAGCCGTTATGATCCTACCAAGGTCACAGGCCCTGATTGCTTTGCCATCAGCGCAACGGCAACAGGCATGGCTCCCTCATCCGCGTCGCCTGCAGTTCAGCACACAACCTGCGAAGGCTGTCCTAAGAATGAGTGGGGCTCCGCGCCGAATGGCGGTAAGGGTAAAGCTTGCCGTGAAACACGCCGCTTGCTTTTGATACCTGCTGATAGCATTGGCAGTGTTGATGCTGTCAAGGCTGCTGAGGTTGCTGCGCTGCGTCCACCTGTTACCAGCTTAAAGAACTACGCAACATACGCGCAAACACTTGCTGCTACGTTGAAGCGTCCTCCACTGGGTGTGATCAGTGAAGTTGCTGTTGCACCTGATGCCAAGACACAGTTCAAGGTAGTCTTCAACATGGTCAAGGCTATTGAAGATAACGCTGTCATTGGCGCATTGATTGAGCGTGCCAAGACCGAAGTGCAGAAGGCCATTGACTCGGCCGGCGCTATCAACGAAGACTCTGAAGCAGCACCTGCTGTGGATGGCAATCCAAAGTACTAAGGATTATGGGGGGAAAGCCGTGCAAAGGCTTTTTGAAAGCTTGCAGACGAGCGGTTAGTACCCCCACCTTTATTATGAAACCTGTCTATCTTGATTTTGAAACAATGGCTATTGGCCCACGGCCGGAGTATCCTCCAGTGCCAGTTGGCTTGGCCGTCTACGACCCTGAAGGTGAATACCCAGACGGCTACCACGCCTTTGGCCACCTTACAGGCAATAACACAACACAAGCGGCTGTTAAAGCAATGATGGAGATGATCTATGATAGCGGACGCGACATCTGTTTTCATAACGCTATGTTTGACCTTGATGTTGCTGAAACTCATTTGGATGTACCCATCCCACAGAACACCACAGTCATACACGATACTCTTATTCTTGCTTTTCTCCACGATCCTCACGTGCAGTCTTTATCTTTAAAAGATTTGGTTGTCACTTGGAGCTTGGACACGCCTAATGAAAGGGATGAGCTGAAAGAATGGATTCTTGCTAATGTTGATGAGGCACGTCGTAAAAAGTCTACATGGGGTGCATACATCTCCCGCGGCCCCGTGGAATTAGTTGGCAAATACGCCGCAGCTGACGTGCGGCTTACAAGCAAGCTTTATGAGTATCTCATCGAGCAGGTTTTACCCGCACAGCAGGAGGCTTACCACCGTGAGGTGGCTTTGATTCCAATGTTACTTGAAAACTCCCGGTTAGGCGTAAGGGTTGATCGAGTCGGTTTGCAAAAAGCAAAAGAGCAAGCAGTAATAGATATTGAAAAGTGTAATGTTTGGGTTCGCGCATTGTTAGGTTCTCCTGATTTGAATCTTGACAGCGATAAAGAGCTGGTCAATAGTATTTATCCCACAGAATACTGGTTGAAAGATAATGGGTGGCCTACCACGGATAAGGGCCAGCCTAGAGCCGATAAAGAAACATTTGAAGAACTAATCACACACGCGGAGTTAAAAGATGTCCTCAGATATAGAGCCAACCTATCAACATGTTTGTCAACTTTCATTGAGCCCTGGTTACAAGCTTCTGCATCTACAGGTCGAATCTACACAAACTGGAACAGTGTACGAGGTGAACGTGGGGGTACACGAACCGGCCGACTCTCCTCAACACCCAACTTTCAAAATGCGCCTGTCCGTTACCCGAAAGTTACCCTCCCCCCTGCTTTGGAAGTTGCACCCCTCCCGCTCATCCGCAGCTTCATCCTAGCCGATGAAGGGCATAAGCTAATTGCATGTGACTTCAACGCTCAAGAGTTGCGTATCTTTGCGCACTTTGAAGGCGGTGATTTGATGAAGCAATACCAAGCCGATGCTCGTGCTGACTTGCATACCTACGCAGCCAAGATGATGACTGAGGCCAGCGGCCGTGAGGTGTCAAGGACTTACTCAAAAGGCGTATCATTTGCTATTCTCTACGGTGCAGGCCCTAAGAAAATCAGTGAAATGCTTGAGGTGGATTATGAAATGGCAAAGACATTGATGGATGCATATACCACCGCGGTGGCTCCGGGCCTCAAGACGATGCAATCCACCATGCGGACAAGGTATAAATTAGGCCAACCGCTTAAAACCATTGGCGGGCGTCTCATCAAGATGGAACCGCCTAAGATCATCAATGGCCGTCTGCGTGAATTTGATTACAAAGGGGTTAACCTTTTGATTCAAGGCTCAGCGGCTGATCAGGCCAAGGCGGCCATGCTGTTGTACCAGAGCAAGCGGCAAGGCAGTAGGCTTTTGCTTAGTGTGCATGATGAGTTGGTTATCTCAGCTCCTGAAGAGCATGTGGTCCGCGAGGCTGAATGCTTAACATGGTCCATGTGCAATGCAATAACAATGGATGTGCCCATGGTCAGTGATTACAAAATCGGCAATACGTATCAGGAGGTCAAATGATGACACGTTGGGAAAAGATTGAAAGGGTTGTGTTCCTGTTGGGACTCATGGTTGTGCTGATGGACTTATACGTTTGGAGGCCGCTATGAACAAAGACGTAGTAGATTTAGTTGAAAGTTTGGGTGGCGCAGTTTTATTTGACGGCGCCCTCATTCAATTTACTGATACAACTTTTATGGCAGCGCTTAAAAAGATTTACGAATCAGGTGCCCTTGAAAGTCGAAACAACACAATAGAAGAAGTTGCGCGTGAAATTGAAAAGATGACTGCTTTCGGCGCAGACACTATTTCAAGCTTTGCAGTATACGTAAGGAACATGAAGGATGCCAAGACCAAAACCTCCTGAGCCACTCATTGGCAGACAAGTCATGGGTAAGCAAGTACGAATGTCAGACAGACAATGGATTATTTTTAATCATCTTGGCGGGGCTGAATGGTTAAGAAAATTGCTAGATAAAAAAGACCCGTTCCCTAAACAATACTACGAGAAACTAAAAGATGCAAATAATGGAACTGATAAAATATGATCACGAAAGAGGTTGCTTTGTTGCAAAAGGCAATAAGCCTGCCCCTTCACTAAGCCCGTTTGAATGGCAAAGCGATCCACGCCCTAGCATCTTCTTGCAAGACCCCAGATTTAGAAGCCGCAATGGCATGCAGCAAGTAAAGCTTGTTGTTGCAAACCCAAAGCCGTTCTTCCCTTACACAGATACTCTGAAAGATAAGTGATGGCATATTCAAACTCATCAATCAAAACATACGAGGATTGCCCTTACAAGTACAAGCTGACTCGCATCGAGCATCGCCATGAGCCGGCAGGCAACGCCGCGGAACGTGGCAAGATGATTCACGCCGAGTTTGAAGATGCTTTGATCAATCTCAATCTAATCCCGGATGAACGCAAGTTTTGGCTGCCTTACCTTGAAGAGCTTGTTGCAAAGAAAACTCGCAGTGAGGTAGAGTTTGCTGTAACCAAGGATTGGCAACCATGTGACTTCAAGGCCCCCGAGGCTTGGGTAAGGGGTATCTATGACGCTGTGTATTTCGATGGCGCCAGAGCCCACGTCCTTGATTGGAAAACCGGCAAAGAGCGTGAGTATGGTGAGCAATTAAGGTTGTATGCAACAATCATCTTGGCCAGCCACCCAGAGGTGGAGACCGTAACCACCGAGATTTGCTACATTGACTTAAACAAGCAATCACCTTACCCAGAATACACACGCAAAGAGTTCCCAGACTTACAAGCTTGGCTTTCAGCACGTGTAGGCAAACTTGAGAATGATGACATCTTTGCGCCTAAGCCGTCTTACGGCTGCAGGTGGTGTCACTTCCGCAAATCCAATGGCGGGCCCTGCCAATGGTAACCAAAGTATTGCTTGAGCGGCATTTGGAGACTTACTTCTCTGCCGCTTGCAAGAAACGCGGCTTGCTTACGTTGAAGTTGAACGTACGTTATGCCCGTGGTTGGCCCGATCGTATTGTGCCGTTGAAAGGCGGCGGGGTTTTGTGGGTAGAACTAAAGCGGCCCGGAGGTAAAACCTCAGCGTTGCAGGACAAGGTGCATAAAGACTTGGAAAAGTTTGGCCACCACGTCCACATCATTGACTCTAAGGAAGGTATCGACAATGTTTTGGGAACCGCATGAGTACCAGAAAGAAGCTGTAAAGTTTCTGGTGGAAAAAGGCTCGGCAGCTTTATGGCTGGATCCCGGGCTTGGTAAGACAGCTGTTGTGCTATCGGCTTTCAGAATCCTGAAGCTTAAAGGTTTGGCCAAGAAGATGTTGGTCATTGCCCCGCTCAGGCCTGTGCATGGCGTGTGGCCGCCTGAAGCCAAAAAGTGGGAGCAGTTTGCAGATTACTCAGTTGGCGTGCTGCATGGCGGCACCAAGGCTAAAGTCTTAAAGCAGCAGCATGACATATACGTTATCAACTTTGAAGGCCTTGGCTGGCTGTCTTCGCAACTTAATGGCAAAGATTGGCCCTTCCAGATCCTGACGGTGGATGAGATATCTTATATGAAAAACACGCAAACTCAAAGGTTTAAGACAATAAAGCCTTTGTTGGATAAGTTTGACCGCAGGTGGGGCTTAACTGGCTCACCAGCCCCAAACAGCTTGCTTGACATCTTTGGCCCGCAGCTGATCCTTGACCAAGGGGCTACCTTTGGGCCTTACATCTCACGATTCAGAACAGAATACTTCTTCCCTTCTGGCTACGGCGGGTACGAGTGGAAGCTGCAATCTGATGGCGAGGCAAGAATCCATGCAGCCTTGGCTGGCAAGGTGCTTCGTATGGCAGCGCTGGACCATCTAGATTTGCCCGAGTTAACTTATAACGACATTATGGTAGATCTACCTCCAAAGGCTAGAAAACTGTACGACGCCTTTGAAAACGACCTGACCGTGGAATTGAATAGCGGGAATGTAACTGCAGTTAACGCCGCCGTGGCAGTTATGAAAGGCCAGCAAATTGCCAATGGCGGTTCTTATTTAGATGATGATGGAAGCGGCGATGCTAGAACAAGTATACACCTTCATGATGCGAAGACGGAAGCGGTTCTCGATCTGGTCGAGGAGCTATCAGGCCAACCTTGCATCATCGGTTATCATTTTGCACATGACCTCGAGAGGCTTAAAGGTGCCTTTCCGGATGCGCCTATCATTGGCAGTGGGGTCATTGGTCATAAACTTGATTCTATTATTAATGATTGGAACGCCGGTAAGATACCTGTTCTTTTGGCTCACCCTATGTCGGCGGGTCACGGTCTTAACTTACAAGGTACTGGACATGCAGTCATCTGGTATTCGCTGACTTGGAGCCTTGAGGTCTACGAGCAGTTTATTCGCAGACTCTGGAGGCAGGGTCAAAAGAATCATATTGTCGTGCATCACATCATGGCTAAAGACACCATTGATGAAGCCATCATGATGGCCATCAGGCGAAAAGATAAAACGCAGCAAACTTTGTTAACCGCAGTGCGTGACTACGTTAATCGTGATACAATCAATCCCGTTGACCATTGAAAGGAATTTATATGCAATTTACGCCTATTGTCGAAAGACCTAACCCCATCCAACAGGAAGATACTGACATGTCAGAAGCAAAGCTACGCGCCCGTGCAAACAAAAAAGCAATCATTACTTTGGTTGCAGAAACCAACCCAAAGCGTAACAACACGTTGTCACGTGAACGTTTTGCTTTGTACCGCACTGGCATGACAGTTGCTGAATACATCCAAGCAGGTGGCAGATCAGGTGATGTGAATCACGATGCTGCTGAGGGCTACATCACGCTTGCATTGCCATGAATATCTTAATTACCGGCGTTACAGAGACGCATACCAACCATCCGCAGCGTGCCAGTTCAACCAAGTTTGTTTCCATTCCTGAATTGATGGCATCAGCCTTTGGCCGTATGGGGCATCATGTTGATCATCGTGCCGTTACATCAGGTGAAGACCTCACCCGTTACGACAAAGTGTTTGTGTACCTATACCCCTTGGATCACAATGCTTTGGATCCCGAGGGTGCCTTGTGGGCCTTAGAAAGCCGCTTTGATGCTTATGTTTGCCTTGATGATTGGGCTTTCCAAAAGATCCTACCATCATGGGAAAGTAAGATTGCACCCGAGTCGTTGTGTGAGCATACATGGATTGCGCCATTATTTCCATGGGGCAGCACCAAGGCCATGGGCTTGCCAGTAGAAGACATTATTGCATGGGATCCAAGCCCGCTGTATGAAATGCCTGCTGTGCATCAAATGTCTTGGGATCGTCGCAAAACCGAGTGGTACAACGCATCCCTTTCAAAGGAGGCGCATGATTGGGCTACGGCACAGCACCTTGCATGGCCTATACATAGTGTAGGTGGCAAGGCACTAGGTCAGCCTAGAATCCTTGAGTCCGATGTTGTTTGGCAGTATGGCAGTTATAAAGGCGTTCTTTGCCCTACGTATAAGCATGCAGGCTGCGGCTGGTGGCGTATTCGTTATTTACACGCAGCGCATGCCGGCTGCGTTCTTGGTGGCGACCCCAAAGAGCTTGGCGTCATTGATCCATCGTATGATTACACACTCCATGAATTAGAAAGCATGGATGATTACCAACTTCAACTGACTGCAGCGCAGCAGGCAACTTACTTGCGCACCGCGTCGCTTGAAGACACACTATCAAAACTTGAGGGTATCTTAAATGATCGTAATTCTAGAAGGGGCTGATGGCGGGGGAAAGACTACCCTGTCAGAGACCTTGCGACAACGATTGCAAAAGGACAAGATGACCCATGTCGTAAAGCATGGTCCTTATCGTGGTATGAATACCGAGGACCTTTGCCGTACGTATTTTCGCGGCATGACAGCGGCGTTGACCTATGATGACCACGTCATCATGGATAGGTCATGGCTGTCTGAGCCAATCTATGGCAGCGTGTATCGTAAAGGCGATAACCGCATTGATATGCCGCGCCGTAGAATGTTAGAGCGTGCAGCCTTGGCACGAGGCGTTGTGGTTATTCATTGTCAACCTGATTTTGAAGTGTGTATGCAAACATTCAAAGATCGCATTGAGGATGAGTACTTAGACAATATCAAACAATTGGAACAAGTGTATGAAGGCTATTCCTCACTGCCTATGGATACCTCACTGCCAGTCATCACCTACGACTATACCAAAGATGATATAGAAGAGTTGTTCATTAAGCTTGCAACCAAGACAATGACTAACAAATCATCCGGTGGCGGCGCCTTTGTTGAAGGCAATACACTAATGCTTTGCGACAAGGGGCCTCGCACAAATGTTAAGTCCACCGCAGCCGTGGTGCCTTTCATTAACTTCTTGGATAATGATGGCCCTAGCAGAATGCTGGCTGAAACCTTGGAGCGTGAGAATGTACCTGAAACTGGTTTGTACTGGGTTAACACTCAAACTTACCAAGGCACACCTATGGATTCAAGCTTCATCAAACAGTTGAAGCCAAAACGTATTTACGCCCTTGGCAACAATGCCTACACATGGGCATTAAACAATGAAGTGCCTGTAATTAAATTACCACCCCCTTTGTATCACATGCAACATTACCCCGACCAACCCTATTTAATTACGGAAGCTGATTATGGAAATGCTGATTCGCAATGAGCCTGAGCTCATCAATCTTTACAACGTGCTGCAAAAGCATGGCACTTGGACAAGTCCACGCGGCGAAAAATGCCTTGAGATTGAAAACTTTACTTACACGGTCAACCCCTTTGTAAGGTTCAACTCATTCAAAGGTCGTAACTTCAATGTGAAGTACCTTAAGCGCGAAATGGCTTGGTACATCAAGGCTGACCCGTATGATCTTAGCATTGCTGATCACGCTGCGCAGTGGGGCAAGATCGTAGCCAACGGCAAGTTGAATAGCAACTACGGCAGTTATTGGTTTGGCAAACACGGCGCTCTGCATATTGCAAAGTTGCTTACGCAAGATCCAATGTCCCGCCGTGCTGTGATTCCAATGTATGGCACTGACATAGACCATATGGATATAGAGGCAAAGGATGTTCCATGCACGCTGGCCATTGAGTTCAGAATCAGGAATGGCAGATTGAACGCCAGAGCTATCATGCGTAGCCAAGATATTCTTTGGGGCATGGCAAATGACTTGCCAACTTTCAGCTTTCTGCAGGAAATTGTGGCTAACTTGGTTGGCGCTGAGATGGGAACATTGACAATATCTGCAGGTTCTTTCCACGTCTATGAGTCTCGATTGACCATGTTCAATGACATCATTAACGCTAATTTGCATTTGCCAGTTGAAGACAAGCCCCCACGTATCAACCGGTACGAGGCCAACCTTTTGGCAGGCAAATCCATCAACCCTACTTTTGAGTTTGCAAAATGGCTATCGAACGTGTAGATTTATCATTCGCTGTTCAAAAAGAACTTAGAATATTTGTTTTTGAACTTATTCGTGACGGTTATCAAATGGAGGACATACTGACGGCATTGGCCGCTCTAAAAGTGGAAATGGCTTCGGCCATGGTTTGGCAAGATGTAATAAGTACAAAAGACGTGATATAATTTACGTTATGGGATACCCCCATACTTTTGTAAATTGACTATTGAAAGGAATTGAAATGTTACCTAAAATTCGCTGGACAAAACGTGAACGTGATCTAGTTATCATGACCGCTGTGGAGTATTACAACTCAGGCACTTACAGCCCAATTGCGTCGCTTAGGCAAGCGCAAATTGTACTGTCACCTGATCGTCGTCGTACTATGCAAAGTCATTCTGCAGTGCCTGACTTAATCAAAGAGCTTAAGGTACGTGCCATGCAGGATGTGCCAAAGCGAAAGGTGGTGGAAACTACCACACCTGTGGAAATAATGCCTCCAGCGCCACTGGTGATGCCTAGAATCGATGCACCAGTTGATCTCGTTGAGCAGTTGGTGAATACTATTACACAACGATTCATTCTGGGGCTTCGTGAAAGCCTGCAAGTTGCTGTTAAAGAGCTTGAGCATGAGTTTAAGATTGAAAAGCACAATCCAACGTATGGCGCATCTGGCAAGACATTGCCTAAGGTAGTCATCATTGGGTTGCTGGGTGATCAGGTCCACGCCATCACCAAAGAATTCTCTGATCGGTACGAGGTAAAATGTATTGACACCGACAGAGCCATGGGTATGTCACCGCCACAAGCTAATGCATACCTTTTGATGAAGAACTTCATCAACCACCCGCTGTACCACAAGTACCAAGCATTCCCTAATCATGTTTTAATAGATGGAGGCATGTCAACCCTCCGCATGTGGCTACAAACTAAAGGACAAGACTTATGACAACCGAAGATTTTGTGTATACACCTTCATCAACTTGCGTCACCGAAAGATGGCGCCGTGTTTATAACTGGGTTCCTCCATCCGAGGATCCTGCCTACGTCAAAAAATGGTATGACTTTAGGTCGCGGTCTGCCAGAGGCATTGAAGCACTTGACCAACCTATCGAGGTGCCGCAGTTCATCTCCATCAAGAAGTGGAAGAAGCAATGAAGCAACCAATAGATATGGTTAAGCTATCTTATGAAGATTGGGTAGATCTACTCACGCAAACTAATCATTTGGAATTGCTAAGCAATCCATATGACGTGTGGATTGAGGCTTTCCACGTGGGTAGTATCTTGGAACGTAGGAACTGCGCGTATCAAATACGCACAAGCATGGGGCTGGTTTCTTCAGAAGACTTTGATGATGACACGACTATGTCGGTCACCGATGTTAAGCAAATGCAAATTGGTTTGCTTAAGAAAGTCTTGGAGATCTTGGAGCCTACCGCACAGACCCCGGCGGTTCCGATGGTGGGGGTAAAGCCATAGGGTTAACCTTAGGCGCTGCAGGCTCATTATACTTATCCAAAGCATACTGAGCTCCTGTGGCGCCTAAGCCTAAGGCAAGCCCTGGAATTTGAAGCCCTGGGACCATAGACATTAAACCACCAGCGCCGGCCAAAGCTGATAGCACCATGCCAGAGCGGTCGCCATTCATGTACCGCTGATAAGCTTCATAAAAGCTCATACCAGCTCCTGCACCGCCTAAGGCACCGCCAACAAGTGGTGCTTTGGCAACATTTGCCAACTTAGACATTGGCCCTGGAGTTGCATCAGCCAATCGTTTAGCAGCCGCCGCTTCGGCAGCTGGTGTAGCAGCAGCTCTTGCAGAAGTGGCAGCCTCGGCTTCCTTGCCTTGTCTAATAAGTCTATCCACCAAAGATTCTTTAATTTGCCCGGGCTCACCTGCGCTATAAATGTCAGGCCCAAACTTCTTGGTTAATTTTTTGGTAACTTCGCCTTGGCCTTTACTGCGCTGATAAGTTGCTGCAGCTTCTGGTACGCCGCCTGCAATTTCTTTTGAGCCGCCTGCCCAATTTTGATACCATTTTGTGCCAGAAGTTTGAGCTTTAGGCGTAGCCAATTGCTCAGGTTGGATACCTGCTTTAAGTAATTCTTCATCGCGTAGTTTTAGCAACATGTCTTTAACACGCTGCTCCTCCTGTAGTTTCTTAACGCCTTCGGCTGTTCGCATTTCCTTTGTCGGCAATAGCTTTGACATGCCTTTTTGTACAAGCGGGCCAGACACAGCACCTACGCCAGTGGCAACAGCCTTCTCTTCATCCGGTGATAAACCTAGCATAGGCGCCAAAGTCTTTGGCTTTTTAGTTGTACTTGGCGCAGTCTTTGCAGGCCCAATTGGCATGGTAAAGATGTCGTCGAGTTCCCCTAAACTTTCAGTTTGCGGTGCACTCTGTGGGTCGCCAAAAATAATGGCGTCTAGCTTATCGTCTTTTGCCATATGTCAACTCACTGTGGGTTAAACTGTCTGAACAACTGCATCCGATAATCGGCGTAGTCTTTATTGATCTTCTCATACACGCTGCCGGGGCTAAAGAATTGGCGTGGTGAAGCAGCGGGGCCAACTCTACGGGTATAACCATCATAGGCGCCGTACAAAGCTTCACGCTGCTTATTCAATAGCAATTGCTGGCGTGACCATAATTGCACAGCCTTTGATGAGTCATCAATACTTGCCATTGGCGCCTGCAAGAGTCTTGCATCGTTATCCGTGGGGTTAATACCTAGCAAACCCTTATTGGCTTTTACGTTGGCTAAGAATTCAGTCCCCAAGATACGGCTTACGTCGCGAACTGCTTGCTGATCTTCAGGCTCAAGCTTAACGCGTTGCAAAAAGTCTTTAACTGGCAACCCAAGTCGCGCAGTATAAGTGCCGGCTTGTGCTTGTGCACCTTCTTGCGCTGCAGTCAGCAAACCAGAAAGCAAACCTTTTTCTTGCATTATCGCAAAGATTTGCGGTCTACGCGTTGCAATCTCATTCAACTGCTTCAAGTTAGTATTGGATGATTCCAATAACTGCGGCGTGTAGTTAAGGATCTCATCACGCTTAAGATTGAATGACTTATCAGCCTCTTCAACACGACGCTTTTCAATTTCAGCCCGTGATTGCAAAGGCATACCTTGCAAATCACTTGCCCTAGGCGCTTGCCCGGGTGTAGGCATTGGCGGCTGCGCAGTAACTGCAGGTGCTGGCGGTTGGCCTGCTTGTTGCTGCGCAACCAACGGCATAACAACAGGCGGCGGAACTGGAGCGCCGGGTACAGGACCTGGAGCAGCTCCGGGCATTACCGCTGGAGCACCGGGCATTGCTGTAGTTGGCGCAGGGGCAGGCTTAGGTATATCGCCAAGACGTTTGCCACCGGGCATAAGTGGGACAATGTCAGCGCCATACTTAGCAATGAGATCTGCTTCAGTCATACCAAGCTCGCGGTCTTTAACTGCGTTGGTAACTTGACGCTGAGTTTGCTCAGCAACAAACTTCTCGCGGTCAAGCCCAAGCTTGCCCATCTCATTCTGCATGGTAAATGTGCCTTTGACAATTTCACCAACCTTAGGCGATAACTGCGCAACCATGGGGTAGATCTTAGCAAGCTTTGCAGCCACGTCAGGAGTCATATTGCCACTTGACAATACGCCTTCAACCTGCGCTGGTGCAACACCTAATGTTGCTGAAAGCAATTGCAAAGCCTTGCCTTGGTTCTCTACTTCATATTTTTGGCCAGCCAACTGCGCACGCATTTGCGCAATAGGTAGTTCAGCTTCACGTTGCTTTTCTTGGTATTGACCAACAACACCTGCTGCTCTGCCAACTGCCTCACCAAAGTTGCCTGTGCGGCCGGGATCTAATAAGGCTGCGCCAACTTGAAATAAGTTAGGACCTTGCTGTGTTCTTGCTTCCAAGGCTGCAAGAGTCTTTTGAATTGCATCAAAATATTCTGATTTAGCCTTGTCATCACCGCCAATCATAAATGGCATTGATGAAGGTAATGCGCCTGTTGGTGTTGCCATGATTAGTACTCGCCTTCACCAAATGAGTTACTACCGCTACCACCAAAGTTAGTAGGGAAGTCTTGAGTCCAGTCATAGTCAAACGGCATTTGATTAGGATCAATAGTTCCCATACCGCTTGTATCACCACCTCCAGTACCGCCACTGAAGAACTTACTTAGCGCATTGCCTGCCGCTTTTCCAAAGTTTGTATTACTTACGCCGCCAATGATTGAGCCTAAGCCTGCAATCTGCGCCAATGGAGAAGCAGAGTAAGCTCCAGGGATTGGGCCTGTGTAGGTATTAGCAACAGTTGTTGGTACGTTGTAACCACGCAATGCTTGTGCGCCTAAGTTGGCAGCTGTCAATGGAAACAGTTGCTGATTTTGATTGATAGTTTGTTGTTGACTACCCATGGTGGCCAACGCGTTAATGTCTGCCAAGTTAGCGGCTTGGCCTGCAGTTGCAAGACTCCCGTATTGCTGAGCAGCACCTAGCTTTTGCGCTTGATCAGCTTGTGCAGCACGCAACGCTTCAGTATAACCAGATTGCAATGCCTGTGACTGCGCAGCTTGCGTATTCATTAAGCCGGTGTTAATGGCTTGACCAAGAACCTCGGCGCCACGCTTAGAACCGAATTGGCCAGTGCCAACTGCAGATGCCGTAGCCTGTGGGGCTAAGAATTGCTGAATATTGCGTTGACCTAATGAACCTAATGCATCCACAACCTGCGTTGTGTATGGGTTCATGAACTGTTCAATTCTGCTTTGCCCGTCAGGAATTAACTGACCTGTCTTTGGATCTACAGGCTTTGCAGTAATATCTGCTTTTCCAATATCACTCGTTGATTGCAATGCTTGAGTAAAGTACCCAGGGTACGTATTGGTTGTTGTTGCAGCCTTTTCAAAAGCCGCAGTTTGCAGTGGCTGTGCATTTGCGTATTGCGCGTTTGAAACCCCTGCAGTAACGCCTTTTGCCAAGTCACTTAAATAGTCGGTGTACCAAGATGGGGCGGACGTTACCTGATTCTGCGTCGTGGTGATATTCGGCAGTGGGCTGCCTTGCATTAAACTCATTTCATGCCTTTCAAATACGACAGGGGTGACTTAGCTTTAGGTGGTATTTTACCCACTGGGGCTGATCTTTTATGTTTTCTAATGCTTTCACGCATTTTATCCAAAACTTGGGCACCAGCCTTATTTGAGCCATTACCCAATGCTGCAACCGTATCCGCATCAAATACGTACTCGCCATCCGCCAACATGGCAGGAATACTGTCTGATTGGCCATCACCTGCACCTTGCACGTAATTGCCTGTCTTTCCTGTGATGAACTCGGGAATATGCTCTACTTGGCCGCCTCTAGCGTAACCTGCTAACGGGCTTCCACCAAGGTATTTTAATCCTGCTGCTGTCATATTGCCTGTGTCGTACCCAGGAATTACAGTGCTATTGTCGTTGCCGCTTACAGGATTCCCGGGAGATGGGGCGCCTGCAAGCTTGGCGCCAACAAAGCTTGTGCCTTCTTCAGTTTCAGCGGCCGTAGCCATATTAGGTTTAATGCGGCCTGTCAAGACTTGTAACAGCGTGGGGTCCACATTAGCCAGTTGCGGGTAAAGTTGCGTGAGTTGCGCCATTCCAGAGTTGTCCTTAATAGATGCGCCAGCCAGCATTGTAGGGGTCAAAGTCCCGGGCAACGCGCCAGTGCTTGTTGGCATTGTAACCGCGCCAAGCGCGCCTGACTGCTGTTCTTTTTTAGGCGGCGTCTTCGTAGTTGGCGTCTTTGTAGTTGTTGTCTTTGTAGGGTCTGTTGTCGTAACGTCATCAACAGGTGGTACAACTTCAGGTGGTACTACAGGCGGCTCAGGTGGTACAACAGGCGGCACTACTGGAGGCTCAGATGGTACTACAGGCAAAGCCCCAGGTGGTACTACAGGTGGTGGTGTTCTATCAATCCAGTCAACGCCAACCAAAGGCGTAGTTGTTGGAGTTACAGCAGGAGTCACAGCTGGAGTTACAGCTGGCGTTACAGCAGGAGTCACCGCTGGCGTAACAGCAGGAGTAACCGCTGGGGTCACAGCTGGAGTCACCGCTGGGGTCACAGCTGGCGTAACAGCAGGAGTAACCGCTGGCGTTACAGCTGGCGTAACAGCAGGAGTAACCGCTGGGGTCACAGCTGGAGTCACCG